CTCCTTCTCTCCTTCTCTCCTTCTCTCCTTCTCTCCTTCTCTCCTTCTCTCCTTCTCTCCTTCTCTCCTTCTCTCCTTCTCTCCTTCTCTCCTTCTCTCCTTCTCGCTTTTCGCGTTTTAATCGTCCAGGTCGTCAGCATCTGGTATAGCGACGACAAAATGCCCGCATACGTCTATACCTTCCCAGGGCTTAAGACTATCTAAGTCTTGGCAATCACGGTATAAGCTGTTGATCACATGCTCTTTTAAACACTCGAAAACCGCGTTGCTGTGCTTACAAGCATGCTCCACGTCATACTGATCTGGTGTACCAGATATAGGATTTATAACAAATTTCATGGTTTGCCCCTTTAATAGATAGAACCATCTTCTAAATATTCATAACCATTCGCTTTAATACTTTCGAGTGCGGCTTCGTCTGAGCCGCAATCCTCATAATCGTCTTCAAACACCTGCGCGAAAAACGCTTCGATTGTTTCACATGCTAAAGCCGTCTTGTCTTCAGCTTCGTCTAAAAGCTTTTGTTGCGCGTCATAGTCCCAGTCCCCTGTTGGACACACAAGGTCTTCCGCATCCTGCCGTAGCTTCCAAGCCTCTTCTAGCCTATCTCTAGCCGCTTGCATTTCTACATCGCCGCATTCGCCTGCGAATGTTTTTGCGTCTGTTGGCGGGCGCGTAAACTCATACATATCTCTAGGTAGCCTAATTATACATTGTTGGCCGCCATACGCCCACCTTATGTTAATGCGCCTGTCTCTTGTTATATCTGAGCCGCTATGGTTATAGCCGAGACACTCTAGTACAGCATACATCCAGTCGTATATATGCTCATTGTCATACTCACGCATAAGGAACTGGCTATGCGTATCTATAGCGTTCTTCTTTGCCTTGTCTGATAGCTCATCAAAATTGTAAATTTTGAGTTCTTTTGTTTCGGTGCGCATGATACTCTCCGTCTCGCTTTTCGCGTTTACTTAGCTCGCTTTACATCTATCCAGCCCATGACTTCACGGGTTTCGCCCGCCTGCATGGTGTATAAACAATCGGCAATGCTGTCGCCAGACTGAGACATGCTATCTATTACTTCAAATATGACTTCCTCTTCCGTCAACAGCTCGTCGCCTCTCCAGTCTGGTATCTGATACATAGGTTTCGTTTTCATATCTTTATTCCTTAGGTGTTGGTTGATATACTAAAATGTTTTTCCAGTTCTCTTCGTCGCCGAAACGACACGAGCATTTAAGCACCTTATCACGCGCCGCATGTTCATCGACAATTTTTTCACATGACGCGATTAAATCTGCAAACGTATCCTCGTCACCGAATGCGCGGATACAGTATTCCGGTGGTCGATCAGCGAATTGCAGTCTAATGCTGATTCTAAAAATCATCTATATCTCCCGCTAAAAGATCATACACTTCCCTCCAGGCGTTCGCGTCTGCGCGCAACGCCTGCATCCGAGACACGCTAGCCCGCAAAGCATGGGCTTCGCGCGTTCGGTCTTCGTTCACTCGCCGTAACTTGCCTAGCGCGTAGCCCTTTGCGTCGCGGCGACGGCGTATCAGCTTGCCATCAGGCATTTCATAAGCTTCGACTATCATTATCACCCCCCAAAAAAGTCGGTTTGTCCCGCCCGCGTCAGCATATCTCGATACCCGTCGCTATCCTGGGCAGGTGTAATATCAAACCCATCGCTATACACTAGACAATCGTCTAACATGTTAAAATGACACATGTAGTCATATATATCTAATGCAAAATCATCACTGTCTCGTTTTTGCCGCTTATAGATTATATCAATAGCCGCGAGCAGCAACGTATGCATCTGGTTGTGATCTAGCGCTGTTATGTCGCCATTGCAGTCCTCTAACCACTCATCCAGATCGTCGGCATAAAATGACGCAAACCCGTCCCTGCTCTGATGTTGCGCCGTAATCATGTCTCGTAACACTGCCTCATTTTGCATAACATACTCGTATAATGCCTTTTTGAGCTCGTCCGGCACGCGCGCAAAAATTTTATCTGTCTCAAAATTATAGTATTGTGGTGATACCATCTCTGGATGTACCTGCCAGCCGTCTGGCAGTGATAACGCGCCATCTGTCTCTGATTCTAGCCAGGTGAAAAACGCCTCCGCATATGCGCGTATATACGCCTCACGAGTCGCCCCGTAGTCCAGATTGTCCTGTAACACGTCAATCTCTATTCCGTTGTAATCGGCGTCCCGCTCCAGGTGGTGATCTATATGATCGGATAACCATGAGTCATAAAACCCCTGGAACGGTATCCTAATCTCACTCTTCCGTTTGTCCATGTCAATGTCCTTTCCGTTTGTGGGGGGCTCACACCCCCCGCGATTATTATCCCTCAAGCTATGCTATCCACATATCAATTTTGACGGTCTCATAAGGCGCGATCTCGCGCCCGCAAAAAAACTGCCTGTGCCCCCGCTGGCAAAACTCGCCATGTACTTTAATCGCACGGCATACCCCGTTGAGCCGGTCACGTGTCGTCGGCGTCGGCCATCCCGCTAGTGTCAGATGCGCCGCACGCGTAATATAGTCGATGGTAGCTATTCGGTTGCCGTGTAACAGGACGATGGTACGCCCGTGATCTGCGTGTACCATCGTATTACCACCGCCCCATGACACGCGGTGCTGGATAGCATCTATCATTTTTTGCGTTACTTTTTTCATGTCAATGTCCTTTATCGCATCACCAAAACCGCGGCAGTCGCGGCCATCGCCGCCGAGTACTCGCGGGGGGCTTGCACCCCCCGCGTGTGGGTTATTACTATGGCCGCGTGATCAGCATGTTTGGATCGGCCTGTTGAGCGCCCCACGCGCTGACATAATCGTTCAGCCTGATCGCGTCCCGCCACGCGACTAGCGTCTGGTATCGCTCGGTCATTCTGACGATGTACGACAATGCATCCGGATGTGGTGTGGGCAATGCGGCTAGCGCATCCCTGGCCGCGCGCAGGGTGCTAATCTCCGCAATGACGTCATCATGCCATTGTCGTACATCGTTTGCGTGCCGCGCGTATCTCCCCGCGCCCATATCGGCAATCGCTCTGGAGCTGTCCTCTATCTGCACGGCATATCGCTCGGCGTGATTGACAGCGCTCAGTTTATTGATCTGGCATAGGCCGGTGATTTTAGTTTCGGCGGCGTACGCATCGCATTCGGCGCGGGTTCTGGCCGCGTATAACGTTAACAGTGCCATTTTAGGTCTCCTAGTTTTGTTGTTCGCGGCGACATTGCCGCGTAAATGTATTGTATCACCACCGCAGAAAAAAAATTTGATATAGATCAAGTTTTTATCAAAATGTAGAGGACGCCGGAAAAATGTAGAGGATTTGCTAAGTGTTTGATTTTGTTAGTTTTTTTTCGGAAAATGTAGCGTTTTCTTATTTAGCATGTTTTTTTATAAGTGCTTGATTTTATTAGACATTTTGTCATAATGTAGAGGATGTATGATACACGGTGAGGACATACGGTTTCCAAGTGGCATATCATTTTTTTAAAATTACATAATTACATAATTACATAATTACATAATTTTCGCGCCCCTTAGGGGACGGGTATGGTCTAAAAAAGCCCTACATTTTATACATTCACTACATATATCTATATAAAATAAAAATATATATATATATCAACAACTTACTGCCCCCCAGAACATATTGGCATATGACAACATTTCTACAATGTAGAGGATAGGGTGTTTTTTGCCGGTTGGTGCACTACATTCCCCCCTGCGCGCCCTCGCGGCTCTGAGTATGTGGCGGGGTAGCGGTGCGAGCGTTGCGCGGCGTGTGAGGGCGTATAGCGAGCGGGCGGGGGCTTCTGGACTGGGGGAGGGGGGAGGGGGGCGCTGTATAATATACCCACCACTCTAAAACTCGGCCAGATTTTTGAAACTTATGACAATATCGTTATTTATAATTTATGTAATTTTAAAAGAGGCGTTTATAATTTATGTAATTTTAAAAGAGGTGTTTATAATTTTAAGAGAGGTGTTTATAATTTATGTAATTTTAAGTGGGGTATTTATAATTTTTATAATTTCAAGAGGGGTATTTATAATTTTAAGAGAGGTGTTTATAATTTATGTAATTTTAAAATTAGGTAGGGGAGAGTTTAACCGTCCGATCCCCCACGGACGCACCGAACCGACTTGGGTGCGCAAGACAGCAAAGTTTCGGGACTTCAGCCGTCAAGCGTAGTCGGTGTTGTTGTCGTGTATTGTATGCCCAAAGTGGAGAAGTGTCAAGACGAAGCACAAGGAGAATAAACTCTTGACACATGCCAATTTTGGCGTATACTTATACCACTTTTTACGTCATCAACAGGAGAAGCCATGCTCGGATGTGACAATATGTGGAAGAAAGAGCAGGAACTGGAGCGGCCATTAGCCTACCGATCACAAGTAGGGGGCATGCACTACCTGTCCATGTCAGTGCAACCCTGGGAGGCGATGCGGGCATGGATGAACGCCGAGGAATTCGCGGGCTACTTACGGGGCAACGTGATTAAATATATCGCCAGATGTGGGACCAAAGAGGCGGACGGCAATCCAATCCACGACCTGAAAAAAGCGCAACACTATCTGGAAACGCTGATTGCGTTTCACGAAGAGCAAGACGGCGGCACAACCAATGCTTAGCCTATTCAACAACACTATGTTAGAGCTAACCCCAGAGGAGAGATATATGCTCAAAGATGAAATCCCGTTGGAAGTAGAAGACCTGCCTGAGCTTGTGGCGGAAGAAGCAATTATACTCCAAAAAGAGGACATGCCTATGCCAACAGACCCTGACACCCCACAAATGCCACAACACCCAATAGAGTCTTTCTATGCAGCAGACATTAGACAAGCGTACTCGAAGGTGAACGAGGCAAACTTCCAGATCATCCATGAGAACCAGGAAGCACTAAGGCCCAAACTGCCTGGTGTGGTGATCGTAGCCCTCCCGCATTTGCTTGTGCTCCAAGAACATGTTGTCGAACGACTCTACAGTGAGCAGTTGGCGGCGAAGATGCAGAGACCAACGATGCACCCAGCGACTAAGAGGACGACATTAGCAGAGCTGTTTGGGGGCGGGGTTACCCTTGAGACCAATGAGCAGTTCATGGCGCAGAACCCACAACTACAACATCAGATTAGGCCAGAGGATTCCGGCCATGCCGCGTAAAAAGAAAGTACCGGAAGACAATCCGTTACTTGAAGCACCTCTTCTGCCGGAGGAGGTCAAACTCGGGCGAAAGCAAAAAGCGGAGACGTGGAAGCGTCTCCCCTTGCTCATAACCCCACAGATGCACAAAGACCTCTTGGAGCTTAAGGCGTATACCAAGATTGGTATACAGGACATGCTTCGACTGTGTATCCAGCAGATGATCGACTACAGTTACAACTATGACAAAGGCTCAGTGCTAGAGTATTTTAGGAAACAGGACGAAGCAGAACTGCAGCAATGGCAAGAGTTAGCGATGAAGCAAGGCATACCAATCCAAGCGCTTAAGAAGATGGCAGAGGATAGGTTCGTGAAATACCTGATCGCTGGCGGGACGTTAGAAGCGTGGAGGGCGACATGAGCAGGCATTGGGGCATACCGAAGCGAGGAGGGTTTATACAGCCTGAGCATAAGCGGGAACGCTTGGAGGTCGACTGTGGTGGATGGCTCGTCGTCGCAATGGTCGCGTTCCTATTTTTTGTGTCGTGTGTGTCATGAGCGACCGAGACTTCGACTTTGAAGAGTGGGAAGAGGCCGGTCTAATAATGGACGGCGAAGAGGAGGCACCCCCTCCGCAGGATGACTTCGTCACTGATCTGACAACCCAACAAATGATACCATCGTTTGGCCCGTCTCCAAAACCCACTGAAACCAAGCCACTCCACAAGAGCCGATACGGGGCGTTGGCTTATGACCTCATCCTTCAAGTTGCTGACCTTCCAGCTATTTTGGAGTCCTATGAGATAGATGAGGAGATGCTGTCTGCGTTATTGGATAGCCCATCGTTTCAGAAGACGTACAAAGACTGCCAGCGAGAAGTGAACGAGCTTGGTGGGTTCGCTGTGCGGGCGCGGGCGTTAGCTGAGGATATGCTCGGTGGGGTGTCACAGATCGCACGAGGAGAGGCTGTATCGCCGGAGACACGGCACAAGATATTCATGGACTTGGCGACGCTAGGCAGGCTTAATCCTGCGGTGGAGAACCGTGGTAAGGACAGAGGCGGTGGTGTCAACGTAATAATAAACATACCGCAAGGGGTGCGAGGACTTGAGCATCTAAGTAGCGGGATAACGGTAGAAGCAGAAGAGCAAGACTAACTATAGGAGAAGAGTAATGCGAGAATTAAGACTAGCTTGGTATGCACCAGACGAAACATCGGATGGTGATTTGGTGATGTATAAGGCTATAAAGTTTGATGCTGATGCGGTCGCTAAGATCACACAAGAAAATTCTAATAAGTATGCTTGTGCGTGGGGCGCGGCGTTACTGGCTGATATCCGTGAAGCAGAGGACGAGCGAAACAAGCTGAAGGCTCCGGTGAAAGTGTTTATCAGCCAACCGATGAAAGACAAAACACCGGAGGAGATTGAGCGCGAACGTAAAGCAGCGATAGAGTTTGCTGAAGAGATGTACGGCTATATTTCTGTTATTGATTCGTACTTTGGCGAAGAGGCAAAAGATTGGAACCCGATCAGATGTCTTGGCGAGTCGATCAAGCTCATGAGTGAAGCAGACGTTGTGATATTCTGTCCTGGTTGGGCGGGGACGCGAGGCTGTAATGTCGAGCATCTTGTAGCGTATCGGTATGGGCTTGAGATCATAAAGATGGACGATGTGAAAACATGCAGCAGATGGACAAAATGTGTATAAGACGCACTATTGAGAACTAATACACTCGATAGAGCCACAAATCTTTAAACCACAGGAGAAATAAATGAACGAAACATTTTTTATTGAAGTAGAAGCGGTAAGTAGTGATGGTTTTGCGATGTTTGCGAAGCGGGCGGAAATTACACGCACAGATGAGGGGCTTGGCGTAGCAATGGAATTGTTTGATGATATTCCATCGCAGATGCGCGTGACGCGGTTTACTGTTATTAATAGTAAAGATACTATGGTGCACCTCCAAGTGATACGGCTTGAAGGCGTCCCACATAGTTGGTTTTTATCAGCCATGCAGGAATGGGCGTTACAGACAAAGACAACAGCGGAGGCAACAGCGGAGGCAACAGCGGAAGCTGTAGTAAAGTAATGGATATTTTATTCTTTATTGTCCTTTTGGTGCTCATCAGCTTTCTTGCGTGGCAGCATGGGTATCAGATGAGTAGAAAGCATTTGGCTGCGGATGCCGACCTTGCCGAAAAAGAACGGAGACTTCGTGTTTCGTCTTTGAAGCCGACAGTAGAGGAAGCCTATTTCTTCATCGGCGGTATGAAATACGAAGTCAAAGTGGCAGGAGCTACAGAGGACGCGGAGCCAGTTTGTAATCCGACATGAGCAAGATACATTTATCGCCTACTGACTTCATTTCAGACTACAAACCAGCGCCTACAGCGTTGGCGTTTATCAATTCTACAGCGAAGATCAAAGGCATTACAGGCCCAATTGGGGGTGGCAAGACTGTAGCTTGTGTTTGGGATTTGCTGTATCGTGGTATGCGCCAACCGCCTGGGCGTGATGGTGTACGTCGGTATCGGGTAGGTATTGTCCGTTCAACGTATGCGAATCTTGTACGAACAACTGTAAAGACGTTACGGGATTGGTTACCGCCTATGTTGTTTGACCTTCGAGAGACCCCACCAATGGAAGGTGTCTTCACTATTCCTGATCTGGGTGACGGCACATCACTACAGTTTGAGTTGGTGGGTCTCTCGCTTGGACACGAAAATGCATTGAATGACCTGAAGTCATTGGAAGTTTCCGCCTTCTGGCTACAAGAGGCTGGCGAGTTAGAGTACGAGATACTCCAAGAAGTGTTAGGTCGGGTGGGGCGATATCCACCACCTAATAAAGGAGTACTCTGTGCAGAGCCAGGTGTGGTGATGGACTTTAATTTGTATAATGAAGATCATTGGTTATACAAACTCTTCGAATCAAAGTCATTAACGCCCACTGTCGAAGATGCAGAAGGCAATGTAATTGAACAAACGGTTGGGTATTTTAAACAGCCACCAGCAGCGTTCTGTATCAATTTGGACGCAGCGCTTGCGGGCGTCGAAGACCCACGATACCGCCTCAATGCCGAGGCTGAGAACCTGAATAATCTCGATCCGGCGTATTATTCAACCGCGTTGATGTCTACTGATTTTTCACGAATCCAACGTAACATTCTTATGCTGTGGACGAAGCAGTATAAAGGCAAGCGGATTCATGTATCGTTCTCTCGTGATGCACATGTTGCAGCGCAGAAGACACAGACGTACCCAAACCTTACATGTCTAATGGGAATTGATACGTCAGGACTGCACCCAGCTGCAGTGTTTGCACAACCACAGGCAGGAGTGTTGGTCATTACAGACGAAGCATATGGGGACAGCGTTCCATTTTTGACGTTCGTGAACCAGATGGTATTGCCAGTTTTAGCAACGCGATTCCCAGGATGTCCGATCATTGCTATTTGCGATCCGTCAAACCCACGAGACGCTCGCTCCGGAATTACGCCAATTCAAACGCTCCAACAAGTCGGCATCCAAGCGATCCCAGCGCCGACCAACAAGTTCGCAGTTCGAGTAGATGCTGGTGAACGGATGCTACGCCAACGGAACGCGCTGTTGATCGACCCAGGGTGCACTATGCTGATAGACGCACTCGAGACATATTATGTGCGCCCGAAGTTGAAAGGGTCATCGAGTGTTGCAGGCAGCGAGATATACGCGGACAAAGCGGAAGACAATAAATGGACACATATTGCCGATGCTTACCAGTATTTGGCGTTGCATTTTGCCAGAGGGAACGAATTTATTGGTACAAGTATGAATCAAACAATTGATGTAAAAGTTCGCGCAAGACGCTTTATTTGACAAGTGAGATCATTGTGTGGTGTAATCCGCACATATGGCGAAACAACCCACCGGCCTCTCGATTCCTGATTCGATCAAGGAGTCCCCTCGTACCAGTGAAGCACTGGCCGATCTTATTGTCTCCAGATTCCGTGTAGCACAACGTTGGCGGGCGACAGAACGTATCGGTAATCGCAGTGTCGATGCTGTACTCAGGCAATGTTACGATCAGTATAATGGTGTTCTCGACCCTTGTGACCAACAGTTGGTCGAAGAGTCTGGGATTGATCTATACGTCTCTCTAACCAAATATAAAGTCGATGTTCTCGTAGCTTGGATACGTGACTTGATGATGGGCACGTCTGAGTCGCCATTCCTTGTCGAACCAACCCCGCTACCTGACTTAACTAAGCAAGGACAAGCAGAGGCCGTACAGGCAGTTAAGCAATTGTTTTTTGGCGAGATGGCGCAGACGCAGCCAGAAGACCCAGAAGCAATGCTGGCGATTGTGAAGCGGATCAAAGAAGAGACGAAGCGACAAGAACAAAAAATCGCTACCAAACGTGCTGAGAATATGCAGGAGCTAATTGATGACCAATTGGTTCATGGCGATTTCAGGCATGAGCTTTTAGCGTTTATTACCGATTTTTGCACATACCCCTATGCAGTAATGGTCGGCCCGCTGCCGGAGTATAGGACAGCGTTTAAATGGTCTGGTGAGAGTCCGAAGGTAGTTCAAGAGCCAACACTGATCACGCGGCAGGTCAGCCCCTTTGACTATTTTTGGTCGCCAGATTCTTCGGCAGCGGGCAAGGGTACGTTTGATATTATTAGAGAACGTACTAACAAAAAGGCGCTATTAGACGCGGCGAGTTTACCATCCTATATTGCGAAGAACATTGAACGTGTTCTTGAGGATGGCGTTACCGGACGAGTATATCCTGATTGGATGAGTCGTAATCCTGACGAAGCAGCACGTGAAGATGTAATGATGGGGTGGGATACGCTCGATGTTATTGAGCAACTTCATTACTTCGGTCAGCTTCGTGGTAGCGATATAAAAGAATATTTCCAACAGGACGACACTGGGAAGTGGCCTGTTGAAGACGATAAGTATTATGAAGTAGAGGCAATCGTTATAGGCAATTGGGTTGTGAAGCTAGTACTCAACCCGAACCCAGATATTACAGCACGACCGGTTTTCACCGCGTCATACCAACGAGTGAATGGAAAGATTCCAGGCTATGGGTTGGCGCAGAATCTAAGAGACATTGAGCGTGGCTGGTTAGCGGCGTATCGTGCAGTCCTCGAGAATCTTTCGTATTCCGTGGCCCCGCTTGGTGAGGTGGATATTGGGCGTATCCAACGATACATGAATGTAGAGGATTTAGGTCGCCCATTGCCGCGAACAATGGTACCCACTGATCCTGACTATACGCAAGGTGGGCGACCAGCACACTATTTTCACAGCATACCAAATATTACGCAACAGGTAATGTACCTGATGAGTGTATTTCTCGAGTATGCTGACCGCTTCACAGGCATCCCAGCAGCACTTTCTGGGCAGCCCGTAGGTACGGGGGTAAACCGAACGTTCCGTGGCATTACGATGCTGTATGGAAACGCGCTAAAGGGCGTACAGTCGGCGTTGATGAACGTTGATATTCAGTTGCTTGAGGGCGTTGGCCGAGCCTACTTCAACCTAAATATGATGTATTCAGACGATCCGGATGTGAAGGGAGACTCTGAGATTAAGGTACGTGGGACTTCCGGCCTATTCCAAAAAGAAATTGCCAAGCAGCAGGCGCAAGAGAATTTGATGGTATTGGCGCAGATCGCACAAATACCTGGAGCCGTACCGCCGACCGCGATGAAGTATCTGGTCGAGAAGGTTTTAAAAGACTTGGGTATCCCAGAAGACAAGCTGGAAGAATTGAACTTGCCTAACGATCAGGCAGCGATGCAAGGAGCAGGGGATGAAATGGGTGGCGAAGTTCCGCAAGAGATGGCTGGGCAACCCTTGCCACAATGACGCGATACTCTGGCGGTACATCGAGATGATCGTGCCGTCACATTGTTGGTGTTGTACAGCGATACGTAGTTTTGTGTATGGCCTGTGTGCCGGAATACTTTTAATTTTATTGGCGAGGTAGAAATGTTAGACGACGATCAAGTCCATGTTGGCGATAGTGTTTACGATATTGTAATGCAAGCGACTGGCATTGTTGAAGACGTGCGGCCTGATGGTGGGTTTACGGTACGCATTGGTTCAAAACGTATGGTATACCAACTCGACGGGTATTATATGCAAACCAAACGTGTGTATTGGCGGAACCCTGTTATTATGATTCCACGGAAGAAGGACAAGCGTAGACAAGACTTAATTATCGCTTTGGCCGATACTGTCGATATTTTCTTTGGCAAGGAAGGCATATAATGCCTAGACCACCTATTTCTACAGGAGTAATTTCTCAGATGGCTACTTGTTCTCAACCGTCGGCGGCCAATATCACTAACTTGAACCGCCAGATTTTTTGTGTCGGCTCAGTCGAAAAGTTCTCCGAAGTAATGCCGCTTGCGTTCGGCAAAGCGTGGATTCTCACAGCGTACCATTTACCACCCTACGCAAGGATTTTTGTTAATGTAGTGTCGCCATTAAACGTTGCTCCGCCGATGGGCGGTATGTGTGTTCCAACGTGTGGCGAGCAGCAGAGTGGCATTTTGATACAGGCAATGGCGCGTGTAAAAACAAATTGTAAAGAGTGGACGATAACCGCAGACGATATGCGCAAAACGTTAGCCATTCCTGGCCATTATCAGTTTGAGCTGTCAGACGACTCTTTGGTTGGGGAAGTTATTCTCGAATTGCAAGAAATTGATCTAAAATATATACCGACAGAGACATTTTTTGGCAAAGATAACTGTTGTAATTGTCAGCAAATTGATTATCCACTGACGTAAGCTGTGACTATGAATAAACTAGTTCTCTTTGACAAAAATTCAGATAGCACTATCACCAAGACATTTACCGTTTTTGATGATAAGTATTATTTGGTTCGTGCTTACGGCTTTGAAAAGCGGCGGTATGTTCCGGCAGTCCGTGATGAGCTTACGAACGAAGTGCTAGAGCCAGGTTATTGGACCGGCAAAAATCAGCGAGTGACTTTGCAAAGTGTTCTTGGGACTGATGCCGAGCCGCCAAGTGGGACGATGTGCGAGATTGAAGATATTATTGTACAGAAAGGCGAGAAGATCGCCGAGGAAGACGTGACCCAGTGCGGAGTTTGGTTTCTAGATGCCTGCCAGAACACAGTGATTTTGTCGCTCCCAGGCACATACCAATTTGAATTGAACGACCAAGAGGCGCTCGGTAGTTTTTATTTGGTTATGAGTGAGATTCCACGGGCGAAGGCCGAACTAAACCGCGAACTAAATTTAAGTCACATTGACTGTATGTGTAAGTAATTGGAGAACGAAAATGCCTAATAAATGTTGTGATACTGATCTGAATGGGTTGACCATTGAAGATGTCACGCTTATTGATCCCCGTATAATTAACCCTACTATTTCTGGTGGAACCGCTAATAACACCACGTTTACTGATTGTAACTATGAAGGCGAGACGCTTGAAGGCGTGAGGATTAGTGGGAGCGAGATTGATCGTAGTGATTTTGACCGTGGCAATATAACTAACTCGACATTTAGTGGCAATACATACACTAATGAAACGTTGGATAATGTTACTGTCTCTAACAGTACGATTGATCGTAGCAACGTAACGAGTTCAACGTTTAGTGGGAACACATATACTAATGAAGTTTTGAATAATGTTACTATTTTCAATAGTCTTGTTGATAGAAGTATCATTGATCGTAGCAACGTAACGAGTTCAACGTTTAGTGGGAACACATATACTAATGAAGTTTTGAATAATGTACGAGTTTTGAACAGTGAAATTCTTCATTCCGCAATTGTCGGCGGAACGATGACAGACACGGTACTAAACAACATTACATTAAACAATCCTAATTTTACTGGGGCAACTGTCTTTGATGATGTGACATTAGAAGACGCTACTATCAATAACCCAGAAATCATTGGCGGCGAGCTAAATGGGACGAGACTTACCAATGTCCAGATCGGTGTAGACTGCGATGACATGCCGGTTATTGTTGGCCAGTGTGACCAGATGCCACGTCTGGCAATGTGTCATGATCTTGATTCGTTGCGTGAGGTGTTAGAAACCCAGATCGGTGCTGGTGGCGGTGTAAGGCTAGATGGTTGTGACGGTTTGCCCTTGCCTGCCGGTACGCAAGTAGTCCGGTGTAGTGAAATCATCAATGTAGACGGGCTTACATATGACCCAGACACATTTGTCTTGACGTTAACACAGGACAATGGACCGACATATTCTACGACTATTATTGGCGGTGGAGGCGGTGGCGGGCTAGTTTTGGTAGATTGTGAAGGCCAAGCGATTGGTAACGGTGATGCTGTCGCGTCGTGTGATGACCTAGACACTGCGGTTACAAATATTGATAATCGTCTGACAATCATGGAAGGCGACATTATAAACGCTGGCAAGCTACACCCATATATTGCGTTGCCTATCCCACCACAAGGCCCTCCCGCAATTACCTATAATATGGATGGCGCTATTGCCATTGGGCGAGAGGCTCGGGTCGGTGTTGGCCCCGATCTGTCGCCTCTCGGGATGGCCAGTATTGCGCTCGGATGGCGGGCGACCGTGGAGAATTTTAACTCTGTCGCTATTGGAGCGGAAGCGTATGTAAGCAGTTTTGGGACAGTAGCACTAGGAGCTGCCGCACGTATTTTCCCACCGCAAACCCCAACTGACGAGAATAAAGCGCAGTCTTGTGTAGCATTAGGTAGTTCGTCTATAATTGTGCAAAATGATTTACTCCCGCCAAGTCCAGAGTATCCATTAGCGAATTTCAATATTGTTCCAGTAGTGTCAGTTGGGATTTCTAGCCACGCAGCTACGCAATCAGGACTGCAACCAATGCGTAGACGGATTATAAACGTATACGAGGGGATACACGGCAAAGACGCAGTTAATCTTGACCAGCTAAACGCGGTTGGTATAGGATTTATACAAGGGGTGCAAATCGGTGGCGGCACAAGCATTACTTATGAGTTCCATCGACCCGATAGCACCCCCACCGATCCAAAACTTGCTGGGTTTATAGAAGTCCCTTCGTATCACGCGCCATATGATCTGCGTGATTGCAATAACGACCCGTTGCCCACGGTGCCAAGTGTGCCAGTTGGTGGGTATGAGCCGCCGAAACTTGTGACATGCGGGCATTTAGATACGGTGCTCGAAGCAGTTACAATTGACTCCATAACATTCAATAATACGACTCGTATATTGACAGTTGAGATGACTGATGGCGTTACTTCACACACAGTCACAATCCCTGCTGGCGGCGGTGGTGGAACCAGTCAGGAGCTAACAAATTGTAGCGGGGCAGTTCTCGCTACGGGAACTGCGGTTGTAAGCTGTGCCGAATTGGGCGGGCAGATCGGTACGTATATTACGAACAATATTACGTCAATTACAAATAACGTAATCCAAAACGCAATTACAGAGACGACCACTGCCCCAGCAACGAGTACCGGCACAGAGTTACCAACAACAATGTTTGGTAGCAGATCGCAAGTTCTTGGTACACCAGTGAATTGGGTGCGAGTTCGTGTTGGGTCGTTTTATTATGTACTTCCTGCATACGCCAAGATTCCAGTCTAAGAGGAGAAGATAATGGCGCTTTATAATAATGTTGTTGTGTATGATGTGAATGTACATAAGCCTGTTCCAGTGGCTGACGTGTTCGATAGCACCACATTGGAGTCTTTGGCATTTAATACGTCTACAAGGGTCTTGACCGCGACTATGACTGACGGCGTGTCAAAAGTAGTAACGATTCCTGCTGGCGGGACCACACTAAATACATTAGCGTTTAACACGTCTACACGAGTGCTTACTGTAACAATGGTGGATGGTGTGTCTCGGACGGTAACGATCCCTGCTGGCGGAATCACTATTAGTGACGTAATTAACTATGGTTTTCTCTACTCTTTATTAAATTGCGATGGTGGGGCTATATCTAGCGGGACTCGTATTGTTACTTGTTCGGATGCTGGGCGGCAGGTTAATGATTGGATTAAGGCAAACGAACCAACTTTGAGTATGACACTTTTTTCTCATACGGCAGGCCCACCAGCAGCGGCGAAAATAGGCATGGTGTATGATTGGTATGTTGGTAGTCCCGCGGCGTATATACTTGGCGCGCCAACAGCATGGGGCCGAGTACGGGTAGCAAATGGCGTGTACGCTTTTCCGCTATACTAGAGACAGCCATGCCCCCCCAAAAAGAAATCGTCGTTTTTGACCCATTTGCTAATGTGCATGGGACTGTTGAGCAGGATGAATCTGCCAACGGCGGCGTTATTGCGTTTCCGTTTATTGATGAGAAAGACGTAAAACTTATCAACGACAGTACTGGGTTCAGAAATCAGTTGGGGCATGTCTATGTTATTACGTCCGAAGAAAACTACTATGTAAATCGGATTGCTGTTGTTGACCAAAATGAACAACTTCAAGGCATGGCGCAACAGTGGGAGATTTCTGGTATCGCGGTATCTGGCGGTATGGGGAACCCATACGCGGAAGCGGCTAGACATACCCGCGCTATTTCTATTGGCGACAGGGCTACTAATCTTCGGTATGTAAATGACGATCCAGAAGAGGACATAGATTATGATTGGGTCGGATATCAGGGCATCGCTATCGGAACAGGTGCGCATGTCCATTCGGCCAATGCGGTAGCGTTCGGCCCTTATACATATGTAGACAAAGAACTTAATCACGCTGTCGCTATAGGATGCGGCGCAACTGTTGTAGAGGCTGACTATATTGGGCAGACGATGTATCATTACGACGAACAAGTTGTTTCTTTTGGTGCGTCTGATACAAGTAATCCAGAATGGGGTGTGGAGTTTACAAGCAGGCTTATCAATGTTTCAGAGGGCATCCGTGATAATGATGTAGTTGTTATTAAACAACTTAATAAAATAACGCCCAATGAGTTTATTCCTGGGGATAGTGGCTTTGTAGCGTGGACGTATCCTCTACAGTACGCAGCATTGCACGATTTACCCTTTAAACTCCAGGCAGAACAGTGGGCCATCACATCGTTAGTTGTACGTGTGAAACAAGTAGCTAATAGGGTAGTTTTGTATAGGAAGACAGAAAGCGGAGTTTGCTATGGAATGGGCGACCCTTCTGGGGCTGTCGCTATTTGGGATGAGCAAGGACAACTCATAGCTCACGGTGCAGACACTCAGATGTTTGTATGCCAGACAGCTTATGGCGAACACTATATTATAGGCGAACTAGACACCCCAGTAGTTTTATCGGCAGGCATCTATTTTGTCGGGGTAATGCAGCAACAAGTGGTAGCCAGCATAGACGAGACGATGCTATTTGCAGCGCCAACATTTTTACAGAATTTAGTAGTATCGTCTAGTGAACATCGTGTTTGGCCACTTGCATTGACTATGGACCAGAGCGGGTTTATTGTCGGCACGACTATTCCGGCAGATTTGCAAGTACCAATAAATATGGTTGATTATAGCAGCCCAAGCAATGTTGAGTTTATTAAAGAGGCGATCTGGGCGGCGCTAATGTAAGGAGGTATAGTGGATGGAGCCAACGAAAAAATATTTGATTTGCTGCTTAAACAGAATGCAGAGATTTTTAGGCAGCTTGGGGAAGTAAAAGATGGGCTTTCTGCGCTCACCACTAAAGTCACTTTGTATGAAAGTCAGGTTATAGCGTATGAGAAACGTTTGGTAAGTGTAGATGCAGAGTTGGATGAGGACGGAAAGTTGAAAACCAAGCTAAAGGAACATAGCAATAAGCTAGGAAAGTTGGAAGGCGTGATGTTTATCGCTGGCAGAGTTAGAGATATCATTTATACAGCGATCGCAATTGGGGCTGTGATGTTAGCACTCGCAGCAGTAGACGTAGTAAAGATACTAGATAGAGTGAGGGTATAATGGACGGAGCAAAGAGTTTTACAAATCGGTTTGAAAAAGGCGTTCCGCCTAGCGGGATGAAGGGCGAGGCTAAGAATTTGACGAGCGGGAAACAATCGTCTACATTTCAGAATCAGGAACCTCCGAACGCGAAGGCGACATTGAAACCAATGACTGGCCTCAAACCAATTACAGGTGTATTGTCTGCACGGAATAAGCCGATGCAAGGCAAAGACATTACGGCGCGTTGCCAAGCGGGCATGCGGAATTTGAATAAGAAAGCGACATGAACAAACAAGTCACCGAAGCTCAGAAGCAAGCCTTAACGTACTTGACGGCATCGCCGGAAGTATGTGAGCAACTCCGTGTTTTTCTCGGCGCAGAGCATATGCGAATCTCACAGGAGTATGAAGCTGTGAAAGAAGCACTTGTTTTTAACGAGCCTGCCCGCGCCAAAGCACAAGTTATTCATGGCCGACTTCTTATGCTTCAGGAGATTCGTAATTTTTTTGAAACTAAATGAGAGGCACACTCATGGTACACCCTAGCACACACTTTCTGAATAAAATGATCGCGCAGCAAGAGGGCGGCGAAGCTACTATACAGACTCCAGCCCCTAGCGCGGCAGTTCCGCCAGCGATTCCTGGGACACCGCCGCCAGCACAACCCACTCCGCCATCTGCACCGCAGGACGCTGATCTGGCTGCGCTTCGGCAGCAACTTGCGCAACGGGAAGCAGAGCTTGCCCAAGCAAAATTGCAGGGTGATATGGCGATGCGGGAGCTTGGCGAAGTTAGTAACCGGTTTTCGTCACTAGAGCAGCAAGTTGGTACGCTGTCACAGGAGAGAGAAAACGCTTTGCGTGATTTGGCGCAAGTCAGACGCATGCAAGAACTGACGCCTAAACTGGACGAGCTTCAATACTTCGATAAAGAACAGGCTGAAGAGCTTAATAGCAAAATCATTACTCCGCTCATCCAAAAACTTGCTGATCAACACCAACGTGAGATTGACGAGGTTCGCAAAGCGACGGAAGCGAGAGTTGCAGAGACGACTAAGCAGATTGGGTCTCTGTCTGAGGCGCAACGGACTGCGATGTATAAGCGAACTGAAGCGGATGTAAAGGCGGCGTTCCCAGATTTTAATGCGTTCTCGGACACCGCGCAGTTCAAACAATTTTTGGATGAGAAGCCTATGCCTTTTTCATCTACAACTTTTGGCTCAGATTTACGATACGCCTATGATAATTTTGATTCTGAAACTATGAAGGCGATTTTAGCTGAGTTCAAAAAACGCACTACTGGGTCAGCACCGACTTTTCAACAGGTCGCTGGCGTAGCACCGACCGGACTCGCGGCATCTCAGCCCGCCGTGCCGGATCAACAACCGACGTATTCTTTCAAAGAGTACGAGACCAAACGTAACCGGAAGCTGGTTGGCATGATGACTCCTGAAGAACGTAAGGCTTGGCCTGCGTATCAAGAAGGCTTCTTCAAGGCCCAAGCTGAGGGGCGTGTAACTGAATAAGGAGCAAATGAATGTTTAGAAATGCTTCAGGCTTCGGCGGGCTGGAAAACACTCCTCTCGCACGGCCTTACTACTATCGTAACTTCATTGATAGAGGTTGGGAAAAAGATTTCATTCAAGAGATCGCTAACACTTCTATCTTGGAGCCGCTGACCGGCTGTAATCAGTCGATTCAGTTTATGAAACAACCTATGCCTACGCCGTGGCGTCGGTATGATAATAACCAACTGCTTGTACCGGAAACGATTGTTCCTGAAGGCATGTGTGTAGCGTTATGCCATCGCGCATACAAAGCGTACAAGTTTGATAAGGTGCAAATTCGTCATTTGTGTGAACGTTTTGATGCGTTTGAATCCTCGCTTTTGGATGCTACGTATCAAGTGTTGGCTAAAGAGTGGCGGTGCCAATTGCTTACTGGTATGGCGTATGAGTCCAGCAAGCAAAACAAAGGCGCGAACGCTGGCGCAGACTGCAACATTAACCTCGGTACTCGTGCAGCACCGCTGCAAATTACTGGGGCGAATATTGCCGATTCTATCGCTCGCTTACGTGTCGTTCTGGAGCAGTCGAACCAATGGATCGAAGGACAAATGTTTATCGTCCTGCCATCCGTGGCGCGTCTGGCAATTTCCAACAGTCCGTATGCTTCAGCGCTTGAGATGGGAAGCTGTGTCGATTGTTCGACGCTTGTTACCGGCAAACTTCCAGGCCAGATGCACGGCTTTAATGTCTATATGACTGATCGCTTGTGGTCTGAGTTTGATAATGGTCGTTTGACCTACGCTGTTGTCGCGGGTAACCGCAATGCCTATGCGTTTATCGGCGACATTGTTGAAGGTGAAATCGAAAACCTGCAACTGACGTTTGGCATTGTGTACAAGATGCTTGCTGAGTGGGGTGGCGCGGCCATCCAGCCGGAAGCTCTGGCAGTGGCGCATATGTCGTTTTCTGTGTAATGGAGGCTAATAATGGCTGATGTAAGATTATTTCAAGGCAACTTCCCGTACTTTACCGGAACGGCACTGTGCCCTGGCTCTGGCGAGTTCGGGCCTCCGTTTGCAGACAAAATCGCGGCGGAGTATTGTAGAGGATCGTTGACACCTGCGTATGGGCTGTATCCAAAATGGAGTCCCCGTCAGCAAGAGTTGTTGACGGCAGCAAATGTTGGTGTCGGCGATTTTATCCAACTTGTGACTATCCCACAAAAGCATGCCGTTCGTGGTATCGTTGTTGACGTTGATCCAGAGTTTACTTTGGATGCGCGTTGCGGCGGCCCGTCTGCCTGTGATGTAGACACAATGACCGGTGTAACGTTTGATGTTGTTGCACGATTTGTGACGTATGATCGTGTTACGAAGACGGAAACCATTGTCAGTACTCTAACTCTCGATGCCGCGTTCACTGGTATTGATGGTGCGACAAGAGACACAATTGCTGATGTGACAATGGCGGAGTTTGTACCGGCTGGACAAACACTTGTAATCGGTATCGTTCTTCAGACGCCACCGAATAATGGTGAAATTGTTGATATGGCTGGTATTATCAACGTTGCGGTCGATGCGAAAGACTTTGATTATCCTGTTAATCTCTAAGGAGGTATCATGGTTCAATGTAGAAGCAAAGGCTGTAAATCAGGCTGCGCCCGTCGTGGTGGTAAAGGCGGCAAGGGCGGCGGCAAAGGTTGTGGAAAATAATAACTTTTTCATGAGGCACACATGACAGGTAGAGTTCGTTTTAACATCCCACAAATGAGTACGCCGCAAGGCGTACTCCCTCCTGTTAGTTTGGGGGCGGTGACAACACCGCTCTCAACTAATCTACAAGCTCCGCTAAACGCGGACGTGCAGTGGAAGCAACAAGAGGACAAGATTTTGGCGGGGCAAATAGAAGGCCCATTTATTCCATCGTGCGCGAAACTTCGGGAGAAACGTACCGGAGAGATTTTCAAGTACGATGAAAGATTGGCGTATTTCCCGCACCTTTTTGAACCGTATGATGGGGAGCTTGATGTAGGTTGCACTGCGGATGAAGCGGCGCTTGTTGATGAGATAGAAAAACTTAATCGGTTGCTCGCTAATACTCGTCAGGTCAAGCAAGGCAAAGCGACGAGTATCCCTATGGCCCCTCCCATTCCTACTGATTTGCCAATGATGGCTATCGGAGAGTAACATGACATTAGACGATCTGCTTGACGGCCTAGCTCGTGATCTGAATGACGCAGAGCAAGGTCACGCCTTTACTACTTGGGCGAAGCAAGATTTGTTGCGGTGGTTCAATGAGGCGCAGTGTTTGATTTTTTCATTGCGTCAGAACCTTTTCACCCAAAAGAAAGTAGTTAAACTGAATCCTGGCGCTGACCAATGTGTTTGCGAATGCGCCACGATTCATCAAATCTATGGTCAATCAGATGCCGCTGGCAATCTGATTGAAGATTCCCCACTCCCTCGGAAGTCAGAAACTGTAGCGTGGCGGTGGACGAAGAAACCGTGTCGAAAATCAACTGCTGGTGGAACACAGTTTCGTTTGCAGGGCTATACATTTGATCCAGAAGAGGGCGGGCATTTTATGGTGTCTCCACCAGTGCCGCCAGGCGAAGATGTATATATAAAAATAGCTTGTGCTGTCGCGCCAGAAGAGTATTCGTTAGGCAAGCCTAACACACCCATAAAAGATTGTACGATCACAGTGGCGGCGCGACAGTGGGTGTTGTTCCGTGCTATGTTTGTTGATGACGAAAGTCAGTCAGCTTTTCATGCGGCTTTAGAACACAAGAAAACGTTCTACGAATTGCTCAATCTTCAAGTAGCACGAGAGCGGGCGTATCAAATTCAAGACACGAAAGGGACGGCTGTATGATTGTGTATGACCCATTTGAGACTGTCCCACTGTCTAATTTTACGCCAGAAGTTATCGTCGCTACTGGCGATATACCTTCTGATATGGCTGAAAGCTATATTCGCCAAGCGGTGATTGATTTTGCACACCGTTCACAAGTTGTGCGAAGAAAATTGTGGGTTGATTTACAGGCGTGTGTTGGCGACTATCTAATTGAGCCGCCAAAATGCGAACAGATTGTTTCGATCCAAAGAATTTGTGGCGGCGACGGTTGTTTATCGTTTACGCCTATTGCAGATGAGCCGTGTTGTGCTTATCTGCCTTGTTGCGGCGGAGGCGTGGTATGGTTTGTGCCGCCGTACACCATCAATATTGACCCGACTCCTGTTAATGACGTTTGTAGGGCCTTGTTTGTGGACGCTTCCGTTGCTCCATCTCGTGATGCTTGTGAAGTTGATAGGATTTACTATGATCGTTTTCATGAGGCAATCATTAACGGAGCGCTGTATCGGTTGTTTTTAATCAAAGGCACGGCTTGGTATGACCCGAATGTTGCGCTTGCTTACAAAGGGCTGTATGATACGAGTGTTGCTGCTGGTGGAGTTGAACGCTTAATGGGTTTTCAACGAGGACGGATCAAACTACATGGTGCGAGGATAGTATGAGTGTCACACAGATAAACCCATGCCCAACATGTGATGAGGTTGAAGAGGTACAATGCGCTACCTTTTCGTTGTGTGTCGGGAATTATACATTAGCCTCCGACGGCAAGTGTGTTTCAGTCGCCCCACGTAGTGGGTTTCGTATTCCTGACGGAGCAGGCATCCCAATTTTTTCTGATGGCTGTATCGTTGGGGTACAAGCTGTGCCGGTATGTGAGTACACCCCTCCTGATTGTTGTTTCGGCAGCGAGGCTGGCCCAGGTGGCGGTAGTGTGGTAGTCGCCGTTAGCCCCGATATTTGTAACTTGCTTGAACGTCGTGGTACTGAATATTTTGCGGGCGTTTATTTGCAGCCAGGTGCAGGTATCTCTATTGTAGGCTGCGGGTCAGCCCGTTCCCCTGCTATTATCTCCTTAGTTCCAGGCGAGTTTGGAGGCATTACAGCAAATTCTTGTGACGGCATTACTATTGTACAGGGGAACGGCACACAAACTGCCCCATTGCAAATTTGCCTGCCACAGTCGCCAGCCGCAGGGACACATAGCCGTATTACACAAATAACGGTTGACCCTGTAGGCCGTGTAATTGCGGTACGTGGTGACACTGGTCCAGTAGACCCTGAAGAGATAGAAGGGGCTGGAGGTGGCTGCGCCGATAATTCTGCGATCCCGCACCTCACATGGCAACCGCCATCTCGGTTACCCGTCTATGTAATTGCGTTTACGCCGATCCCTAAATCACTTCTCCCGTCGTGGACGCATTCGATACCGTTGATAGGGTCAGACGAGGCAGGTGGGAACGCAGGTTCGACAGTTATATATTTTGATCGTTGTGGCGTTCCGGTTGGTTATCAGACAGGTGTTGGACATTCACAATGAGTTTTCTCAATTACAACAATTTCTATGGTGTGTGGCCTCGATACCACAAGGGAGACCTACCACCTGGATATGCTGAGGTAGCTGAGAATGTTGACTTACGTCATGGTACTTTGAAGCCGTGGCGCGTTCCAAAACGGCTTACAAATGTTGGCGCAAATGCGCAATCTTTTTTTAATTATCGTTGTTGTTGGTATGGGTGGTATGAATGTGTTCATGTAGCGCGTTGGATTGCTGACTGCCCCCGCCTCTATATTTCTGGCCGGAAACCTTATCTCGAAGTCGCTCTTGTTGGTGATGTTGTACCACCAGATTGTGATGGATTTTCCCCGCAACCACCGTGGTGCGATAGCGACATTGGTGCGTTACACTGTGATTTACGGCATTATCGAGTTGGGTTTCCAGAGCTTCCTACAAATGTTGATGCTTTTATTCTCAAAGGCCGTAATGCGCCAGTATTACAACGATCACAAAAAAGTGAATGGTGGAGTTATTGCTGTACATATGAAAATGAGTTTGGAGAAGAGTCTGGCCCGTCCTACCCAAGTCAGCCAATTGAGATTCTCGACCCAGAAGCATTGCATGCTGTAGATGACATTATTGGTACATCGTATTTTACTGGTGTGCGTCGTGATCTTCCGCCAGAAGCATTTAATACGTCTCTATACGGACGATTAAAATTAAAGTATTATCGGTCTATGACTGGATTTTATACCGGTCAAGAAGGAGCGCAAGACAATAGAACAGATTGGTTTTATTGTGGTGAAGAGATACTTTATCAAGGTAATACTTGGTGGCCTGATTTCGGGGGGTTGATAAACCCATATGACCCATATAATCCTAATTGGCGTAGAACTCCTGTACTTGCTGCCGGTGTTGGGGAAAAACTTTCTACTAGCGGAGTCGAAAACCCGCCAGAAGGTTTACGTGGGGTGCAAGCAATTTCAACTACAAAGGAATTAGTTGGGTACTACGACGGAAATAAAGTTCGTTTCAGCATTAATGCTATGCCGTGGAATTGGCCTATTTCACAAGAGTTAGCATTAGACGAAAATATTGTCGATCTGAAAGAATCTGCCGGTATAGTTTACGTAATGACTTCTGGTTTTCCTTATGTGATTCAAGGCACAGGCGAATGTACAGAATTATCGTGTCGTACTGTGTTGAAACATGGGTATCCGTTCCCAGCGATTGCTGGAAGTTCTGGTGCTGGCTCTGTCGCAACTCCGTGGGGCGTAGTGTATGTCAGTACCGATGGGCTTGTTGCCTTATCTGGAACCACAACCCCAAAGGTAATGACTGATTTATGGTTTTCAGCAGACGATTGGAGAAAACTTAGACCTGAGACAATGAGACTCGCATATTATCAAGGGGCGATTTTTTGTGTGTCTGATGTTTACGCATTTATATTGTTTACTGATCAAGCTACTTATTCTAAATGGGACACATACGTTCTATCTACCATTTCTAACCGCCCGCGTAGGATGTTGACAACTACAATGGGGGAGTTGATGTTTCTTGCACAAAATGGAGATGTGTACCAATGGAACGCCGGTGATTCTTATCAACCATACTTTTGGAAAGGACGTATCGAATATACATCTGATTACCAGCATTTTGGGGTTTGTCGTGTGCGATGCGATGGGAGTGCTCTGATGACATTATATGCCAGTGAGCGACCGGTATTTACTCGTAAAACACCAGGAGAGCAAGTATTTAGAATCCCAAAATATGGTCACCATCTCCTTCATGCAGCGAGTTTTGCCGGTACAGGACAAGTGTGGTATGCTCAGTTTGCTACTAATCGGAGAGACCTTAATGTGCGTGATTAGCCCTGTAGAATTTAGAAATGTTGCTGGGTATAAAGTCCGTTTAAATTTGTGGGCGGAGGGGGCAGATATAGACGAATTCGTTAATACCCATGTACCACTTTTAAAAGAATATTGGGACGAGCGAGGACACAAAATATACCGGCAGCCAAAAGAAGCGTTCTTTCTTGATGTTACAGAATTTGTATGGGAGTGGACAAAGAAGCAATATATTGTATGCGATATTATCTCCCCTGGTGATAAACTTGTAGGGTTTATCGGTGGGAGTTTCAGGCGAATACCTTTGTGCACAGCGAAGAGGCTAGCAATAGATATAATCTACCTTCGCCGTGAATATAGACATCCTAACATCGCCGAGGGGACGTATGACGGACTCTGCGAACTCGCTGCGAAACTTGGTGCTGATATACTTACTGTTAGTGCGGAGGCACATGTTGGCCGCGGACTAGAGCGTTTTTGGCAAGCTATACCATTAACCACTGTATATTTTATAGGCACAAAAAATGGCATTAACTAGCGAACAACTTCAACAACAGATGATCCAACAGGCACAGCAGTTAGGTGTTACTGGACTCACATTTGACCCGACAGTTACCTTTTCTCCACGAAAGGTTATTGATTTTAACCCTTTAGAGTATACTGCAGCAGACGGATGGACACGTAAAATTCGGTGGTTTAACCCTAGTCCTGAGTATCTACAACAGTTTGTTCGAGATTACGGATGTATGATGCGAGAGTACTGGGCAGAAGTCAATAAGCATGTCGAACCAAAACCGACATTCGCAATAGATTTGGCTGGTTTTCTTGTGGATTGGGCACAAGCAAAATTTATTGTTGTTGATGTCTATGCGCCAGATGGCACACTAGCAGGCTTTGTTTTGGGGCGGTGGGATCGCATCATGTTTAGCAATGACTTTTGTGTTCGTTTCGATGCGATGTTTATTAAACCAGACTATCGCACACCAACAATTTATACTGGTGCAAAAGAATGGATGTACAAGTTAAAAGAATATCTTGGTGTAAAACAAATATGGATGACAGTAAACACACGGCGTGAGAAACATATCGAGTCTTTGTTTGACGCAAAGCATTTATATTCTGTGTATCAAATAGAGGTGTGAGATGAGTATCGGTGTAACTGATATTGGCTATATGATGGTAGGGTTTTATGCAGAACGGTCTGCGGAAAGAAATGTTCGCCGATATATTGATTCTGCGAACATGATAGCGCGGTGGCAACAAGATTTAGCTGAGGCTTATTATGAGTTAGCCCGAGAGATGCGCCAATATTGGAATTCTTACTATCGGCCAAGTGAGATTTTATTTGTGCAAGAAGTATCTGCCGAGCAACCATATACCCCGCAGTATGAACTTGTAGCTGGTCGTTACTCTTTAAATATCCGTCGGCAGTTCGGCAACATGTTTGACCAAGTTAACCGTTGCTCAAATCGTTACTGTACTGGTCTGACTAAAGCCCTTACACGTGATATTATTATAGCGCAAGCACAGGTTATGGGCGACGCGATGAACTTTGGTTATCGGTATGAGGAGTTTCGTAAAGACGCAAAGGACGATGTTCGGTTTAGTCGTCGTATTACTATGCTTGGCCTCGGCAGAGACATGCTACAACAAGCACTTTCGTATGGCCAGGCTGCAAGCAATATGGGCGAAGCCGCCGCAAGGACTATGGGGGCTGCAGCAGAAGCGAGGATGAGTGTTGGTGGCGGTCTGGCGTCAGCGATGGGGTATCTGAGTAGTCGTAGGCAAAGCCCGTCTGGCGGGTCTGGTGGCGGCAATATAAAAGATATGGTAGATAATTTCCGCAAAACGTTTTCTGGAAAAGGGACGGCGGTTACCGGCGAAAGTATCGGAGCGATTGGCCCAACCCCAAGTGGTGGCAATATTTCTGGCGATGCTGTTGGTAACGCTGGGGCTGGCGTAATGAATATGGATACAATGGGCGGAGCGATGCAAAGCGCAGCCACAGGGCCGACTGGCGGCGGAATGTCTTTTAAATAAAAGGTAACTTTATGGTACGATATGTCTCTCCTATAGGCTCTTTTATACAAGGCCGTCGCCAAGCGGAAGAAGATAATTGGCGCGATATTTTCAATGTCCAAAAACAAGAGCAGCAAGAACAAGCGTTGCAATATGACCGTGAAACCTTGCCGTCTAAAATTGGCGAGAGCAAGGCCGGTGCCACTTATCGCATAGGTCGATTTGGCCGCTTGGGCGAGACTGAAGCTGCTGCTCATCCTGGTATGTTGGCGGAGACACGAGGTCTATCGGACATTTCTGAAGAGACGTGGAGGCGTTTACGCGAGCAAGGTTATCCTGGACTAGAGGGAGCATCTCAAGCTCGTGGTCGAATGCTCGATACGCAAGCACGAGAAGCCTATTACGGTGGTGTTCGTCCGGAAGAAGTAGGCGCGAATCTTGCTCGCCAACGAATGGCTGAGAGTGGCCTCACAGCAGGTGCTTCAGAGTTCGCTCAAAAAATCCAGCCAATCCAGCAAGGAATTATTGAAGGCGGTTTAATTGGGCAGCAACGTCGTATGCCGACTGACCAAGAGCTAATGGATTTACAAGCTACTGGTAGATTAGACGAAGCCTATAATGCGATCCAACTTGGTATGACTCCGTATATGGAGATAGTTAAAAGCCAGGGCGGGCAAGTTAGCGATCAACAGTTAAGAGATATTCGTGCGGCTGCTGGTAGAAGTGCAGGGCCGTTATACACAATGGGCGCTGATGGGCAGCTGTTATTCAGGAATCGGCCAGCCTTACAATCTTTTGCTGATGCTGAGAACGCAGCAGTACGTGCTGCACGGATTTCTCCTGCCTCAGCTACAGCAATGGCTCGTGCAATGGAAGCAAAGAATCCAGGATCGGGTATTGCGTTTCTGGAAGAGTGGCGGCAAAGTGGTGGTTTCGGTATAGGTGCTGGTGCCGGTGTTACTAATCCAATGATGGGAGCGCCACAGACTACGCCGACAGGACAGCTAGCCGCGCCAGCAAAGGCTACACCTGCGACACCAGTATCACAAGGCGCACAGAAAGCAGTTACGGCTCCTCAAACCTATCCTAGTGATGTGCCCCTTCCGCCAACACCACAAGCACAAGGCTATCCAAGATTTGATCCTCGTAATTATGAGATGGGGGTACTAACCCCAGAGCAACAAGCGAACGCAGCCAAAGTATATAACGAACTGCGTAATATTATGTGGCGCTTATTTGGAGTCTAACTATGGCTATGGTCGACCAATTTGGAAACGCAGCACCGTATGTTGATATAGTAAAAGCGGCTGCTGCGAAGTACGACATCCCTACAGAAATTTTGTTTGGGATGGTTGAGCAAGAGAGTGGCTGGAACCCAAATGCAGTCTCTAAGGCGGGCGCAAAAGGGTTGGCGCAACTCATGCCTGCAACAGCTAAAGAACTCGGCGTTCTTGATCGCGCTGATCCTGCGCAATCTATTGAGGGGGGTGCTCGGTATCTCCGGCAACAGTATGACCGATTTAAAAATTGGGGTGATGCGTTGACTGCATATCACTCTGGCGCTGGTCGTGTACAGAAGGTAAAGCAGGGGCGTAGTAAACTCGGCCCTGTCGGGGCGGCTTACGCATCTGATGTTACTCGTCGGGCTAACAAATTTGCGCAGCTTCTAGGCGAACAGACACAAGTCGCGCAAGCACCGTCCGCTCCAGAGGTAGCGAAGGAGCCTTCCTTTCGAGATAAATTTACCAACGCTATTAGTGGCGGGCGTTTTGGGGCCGGTTTACGGGCTGTACCTGCGAAAACTAAACCTCAAGCAGCTATCCCAACTCAGCAAGGAATCGCACTAAGCGAGACGCCGGAAGAAGAAACGATCATGGCATCGGCAGTTAATAAAGGCTATTCCCCGTTGCAGCAAGAGCAGCTTGTGACTGCAATGCAAAGTTTAATCCCTGCTCGTGATCTGATTACACAGAAGAAACCCATGATTTCCGGTGCTGGTATGCCGGACGAACTCGATGGTATAATTTCACAGCTTATTGCGAAGGTTTAATCATGGCAGAGTTTGCACCTTTCACGTATGACTCGTTGCGGCCACAGAAAACGTTCGCAGATCAGCTTGGCGCACAACCGATGACGTACAACATGCTGTTGCAAACTCCTGAGTTTCAGGGGGATACGTCGTGGCAAACAAAAAAGACAGCATTCGATAACTGGATGCAAACTGATGGACAAGCTATTCTTCGCCCGTATGGTGAAAAGCAACGAGAATTATTTACGTCAGAGGTCCGTAAAGCCTTTGCGAAAGACTTTCCGCAACCGACCACAGGTCTGATCCGTGGTACATTAGACATTCCTGTTGTTGCTCTTGAAGCAGCAACTCATTTCATCCCAGATGTTGTTGCTGCGGGTGGGCGGTTCGTTCCTGGCTTGTCAGACGAAACGAGAGCAACTATCGCTAAAGGCGCGCAATCTCTTCGCGAAGCAATCCCAGAAAAGATACATGGTTGGCGCAGTACAGGGTCACAGGAGAAGGCCAAGATCGCCGCCGAACGTATGGCTGCCGCTGGTAACACGCCAGAACAAATCATCGCAGCGCTTGAAAACATTTGGGATGCGCCAGTAGATTTTATCGCGCAGTTTGTTGGCTCTCTTGGACCGGTGCTGGCGCTTGCGAAAGGCGGAGTAAAACTTGCCACACGAGGGGCAGCCCGTGCGGAAGCTGGAGCGGTCGCAGGGTCAGCAGAAGCCTTAGCAGCTAGAGAGTCTGCCGAACGTATAGCACAAGTTACCGTACCGCTCACAATGGGCACAGGGTTTGGTGTGCAAGGTGTTGGTATCACGCGGCAAGATCAGTTCGAAGCCTATAACGGAAAAAATAAAGCTGGGCAATATAATGTCCCACTTGAGAAATTACTAGATGATCCAGAGTTTGCGCGGATGTATGAGCAAACAGGTGATGAGCAAGGCACACGTGAATATTTTGGCGCGTCTGGTCATCTAGGTGCGGAGAGTTTATCGTTCCTCACTGGTTTTTTTGAAGCCTCGTTATTGACAAAAGCATTAGGCCGTGGGTTCGGGATCGGCAAAGGATCAATTTTCGCCCCACCACAAACGATAACTGGCGGTGCTGCGGCTGGCGCTGCATCCGCTGGCGTTGGCATCGGGGGGCAACAGATTGCAAGTAACCTTGCTATACAATCTGCCTATCCAGAAACAGGTTTGTGGGACAACGTAGCTGGCGCAGTTACGATGGGCGTGGTGGGAGGCGCTGTGCTTGGCGGCGCATTTGGCGCAGCGGGCAACCGTGCTACAAGACCCACTACTGAAAAACCAACCACTGAAAGCCCTGCGCCTGAAAAATCAACCACTGACACTGCCCCTACCCCAGAAGAACAAGCAGCAGGTGTTATGCGTCGTCCAGAAGGCCGCGATCACACACCACTAACCGACAGAGAATTAGAACTTATTAGACGTGGCGAGACAGAAGTTTTCAACGAAATCCAGACAGGGGTTAATAGTGGAGAGGTTCGAGAGAACGTAGCCGTCGATCTGATCCGTGCTTCGCGAGAAGTAGACGACGCCCAACGTAACATTGCAGAAGCTAGAGCGCGTAGTAATAACTTCCGCGACTTTGGTGATGACGTTGCTGCGTGGATGGAGAATATCACGGAAGCTCAACGGTGGCTACGAGAGATTGTTGGCGTCGATGAAGCACAAATCCGTCGTCAAACAAACGAGACGGATGCACAATATAACTCTCGTCTTATGGATATGATCGAAGCCGACCAGAACCGTGACATTTCTGCTATTGTTGCCAAGATAGATGACGCCTTAAGCCGCGCCGAACCAATTACTACAGGAGAAGACCGTGCAAATATCAACGCAGGAGTTAATCAAGTACCTAATATACCTGGGGCTGAGGGGGGAGGACTTGCCACAGGAGCTATTAGACCTACTGAGCGAACAGGAGGTGAGGGTCTTGTACAAGGTGATCGAACTCCTGCAACGCCGGAGCCAGTTCGACAAGGCGGGGCGCGTCCCGAAGACGGCACTCCAACGCCGCCAAGAGACCTTGCGGACAGGGGAACAGAGGCCGTCGGTAGAGTCGGAGATACAAGGCTTGCCGATGCGACAGGCACGCCCCGTGTTGGCGAACGAGGCGCAACAGATAAACTTGCAACAACGCAGCGTAGAGCAGGGCAACCGAGAGATGCTGGCGAGACAGTAGCTCCAAGTGATTGGGCAATGGGTGTTGCTAAGGAGCGAATAGTCCAGCAAAGGGTAGATGCGAACCTTCGTGGCAATAATGAAGGTATTGGTAGCCAACGTGCAGCTATTGAAACCCCAATGAGAGTCTTGACAGAGGCTGGTGTTTCAGAAGGGCTGGTCAGTCGTAGGACAAACGAAAGCCATAACGACTATTCTCGTCGCCTCATGCGGGCAGCGGAAGCCGTGACTACGGCCAGGCCAGGACGTTCTGGCCGTGTAGACATGGATACTGTTGTCGCTAATGCTACTCGTGAGCAAGGCAAGCGAGTACGCCAACCTGCCCGCGACGCAGAAAGTAAGTGGCGTGAAGCATTCACCGAACCAATCCCAAAACCGATTCGGCCATTAGTCACTAAAGCTAAAGCCGAACACGAGAAAGCTAGTGGACGGAAATTAAAAAAGAACGAAGCTCCGCCTGCGCCTACACAGGAGCAGGTACGTAATGCGGTCGAGATACAACTCGATAAACTTCCTCTAGCCGATAGACGGGCTATCCTTAACCAGTATCCAAAATGGCGCGACGAGGCAACAGGACGAAACAAAATTTTAGGGATGATTGGCGAGGCGGTACAATCTAAACATGCGCCCACAAAAGAAGGTAGGGCTTTTTGGAATTCGTTAGCTACGAATGTACGAAACGCAATTAACAGGCTTATGGATAACCTTATCAAAGCCGGTGCTGGTATCGCTTTAGCTTTCGGCCTACATTTCTCCCCTATGACGCATGTAGAGGCAGCACCGTTGGCTGTCCCAACCCCTATTATGGCGCAACAAGTTAGTCCTGGAGCGCCCACAACACCGACTACGCTACCTACGGCCCCTACTGAAGCTATCATACCGCGTCGTTCTAACGCTGTCGCCCGTGCCGAAGCAGTCAGGGCTAAACGGTTTGTAACTCGTAACGAAGAAATTGCTGCGGCAACTGCGAAACTAAATACAGAGCCAGCGAACCCCTCAGAGACGCGCAAAAAAATTATTGGGTCGATGATGAATACGTTCGATCCGAACGCTGTCTCTCCTAACGACCCAAGCGCGGCGATAATCGCACTTATAAGTACTGGCGAAGTTTCTGTTGCGCCAGTACAGCCTAGTGGCGTTGTTGAACGAGCTTCTGGACTACTCACAAAAGCATCTGATACTGTGAATGAGTTAGTGGCGAGCCATCAGTTGCCATACCAACGCTGGACTGAGAAATTATTCCCAGGTCTCGGAGACGCAAACCCGCTCAACATTGCTAAACGTTTGCTTAATGGTGTGATGAACGAAAATATTCGCAAGATGGGGACGCATCTGGAAGACTTTGGTCTTCGCATGTATAGGCTAGGCGGCGAAAAATTTGATATGGCGTTCATGGAGATCATGGGCTACGCTGCAAACGCTGACTCTTCCATCAAAGGCAATCACATTATCCTTGATGAGCTTCGGGTAAAGCGGGATCAGACAAACGCAGCATGGGAAGAGCTTCAAGCCCGCCCCGATTTTAAAGAGATTCAAAACCAAGCACACCATCCTGACCATAAATTGTATGTCCGTACACGGCAGGAGACTGATAAAGCACTAGCGAACTACGAGAAATATGAGTTAGAACTTAATACCGGTTGGAAAAATGGAGACGAAGCACAAGGCCCTGCCGCTCTACGTGGCGGGCTAACCCCTGAAAAAGCTCGTGCCATCATCAACGCTGCGAAAACCAGGTATGGCGATGAGATGGTAGACACAGCGATTCAGTATCATTACGATACAATGAATCAAATTCGTGAAACATATATAGCGCTAACTGGCGACACCACCCTTCGCAACTTTAGATTTAATAAATACAACGGGCAAGATGCGTATCTGCCATCGCTCGGGCGTTTCTCTGACAACGCCGCTGAGAATTTTTTAGAAACGCTAAAACGCATGGGCGGGTTTGAAAAAGCGATGCCTGATGTATTCCGTGCCGCGGAAGGCCGTACCACAGTAGCCGAACCAGCGTTTGTCCAACTCACTCAAGCTGCACAGATGCTCGGCGTTGCAGCGGCCTATAAAACATGGCATGCACCGTTGGTAGAAGCAATTCGTGCAAACCCAAATAGCGGAGCACACATTGTAGCGTCTAAAGCAGCAGTGCCAGACAAGCATAAAGAGTTCTCAATTGCTATTCCTCGTGTAGTCATTGAGCCAGACGGGACTTCACGCACTGCGTTTGATCATGTATATTGGGATGATAATCGTATTGCTCAGAGTTTGAAACAAGCAACAGTTGGGCAACTAGGGGCGGGGGCACAATTTTTAGCATCTACAACTCGTTGGTTGGCCGCACCGCTAGTACGACTTAATCCGGTCTATCCAGTAATCAACGCCATGCGTAACCCGACAGAGCGTATATTTAATATCCTTGCACGAGATATAAAACTGCCTGACGGTACACCTATTTCTAAATGGCAACTCGTCAAGGACTTTTCTTGGGCGATGATACAGCCCGATATGTACCGCCAGATAAAAAATGATTTGTGGGGTGGAGCAAAGGCAGTCGGCCCAAATAGTAAGTTTGGACAGTTATGGAGGGAGTTTGTCGATATCGGTGGGCCGGTATCCATTGCTGATATGTGGCCGAAAATGCACGACCGCTTATTGACTGATGCAATGGGGCTATCCCGTAGACAGCTACGCCTTAATCCAGACCTTGCTCAGCTCGGCAAACGCATAGTTGAGCAATTTGATAAACTGCAACGTTTTAGTGACTATGGTAGCTCCGCTGCACTGTATTATGCGTTGCGTAAACAAGGTGTCGATTCACAAGTTGCTGCGTTCCGTGTTCGAGACTTATTCGATCCAACACATAAAGGCCGCCTGACTCCGCTTATCTCTACTGCGTTCCCGTTTGCTGGTTCCGCATTCACAGGCGGCGCTAACTTGATGAGGACACTTAAAACGCCTAAAGGCTTCGCTATGTTTGTGGCAGCGACAGCGGCAATGTCTATGATCTATGAAGCGTCTCGCAACGCGGCTGAGGACGACCCAGACTTTGGCAATGCCCTTGACCAGATGAACGTGCGAGGTATCAATGGTTTTCCGATCGAGATGGGCGAAAATAAATGGGGCATCATCCCGTGGGGTTACGGCATACCACAGTTGTCGTGGGCGTTGGCGGTGATGGGCAGTAGGGTTCGCCGCGGGCTGGCGACCGAACAGCAGGCTATCAGTGAGGTTTTGCATAGCTTCAGTTGGCAGGTCAGCCCGATCAACTTGCCTCAAGCTACAGGCCAGCCGTTGAAGGACGCAGCCATGATGTTCACTCCGTTCATGTTTCAACCGATAATGCGCGTGAACATGAACCGGAACGCTTTCGGCGGCCAGATTGTATACGCGAATCCGAATGATGGCGACCCAATGTATGAGAAAGGTCGACGGGGGACTGAGCAGGCATATAAGAACTTGGCAAAGAAGGTTTATGATGTCACAGGTGGCACTGTAGACTATGCGCCTGAGCAGCTTAAAGAGCTTGTAAATGGGTATATGGTCGGGCCGCTCCGCACTATACCAAAAGTTTTCTTCTCAGAGCCTGGCCGTGAAGGTAGGCCACTGTCTGCGACAGAAGATATGAGTGCGTTCTGGGCCGCTGTCGGTGTGCCACAATTATATAAATACTCCAACCGAGCAAAAGAACAAGCGTTTTATAGCCGGATGGCAATGGACAAAGACAAAAAACGAGTCCAAACATATAACGCAAAAATGCAGCAGCTTTCGAGCGCGGCATCTAAACGCATTCGGGCGCATGGATTTACAACTGACACTGATGGTATACTGGAAGATATGTACGACAAGCGTCTTGAGATCATGCGAGAGTATATGCAGAAAAGCGGCGGAGATTATCTAATGGAGGTGCCAGATGAGATGTGACAACGGGCCAATTGTCAGGGTAGATCGCAGCATAATAAAAACCTGCATCCGTCTCCGCGCCCCTACATGTACTGATGCTACGGTCACCAACATAAAAGGTGTTCGTATATCGAAAGCAGAACACGCTTGCACTCCGCCCACACAAGACCATGAACTGGTGTGGAACGGCTGTTGCTATGAGGCTGCAAGGAGATGCGAGTGCCGTAGGCCAGTAGTGCTTTGGTACAGTAAGCATGATGTGGATCACGAAGGCAGGGTGTGCTTCTATTGGGACGAGCTACTCTATCAACAACCACCTGGTCGGTATGTGGCAATAGTTATAGACTGTTTTAACAATGAGATCAGTAGGTTTCAGATTGAGCTTGGCGTACAAGCCCCAATTATCGACCAAGTGAACAATGAGACGGCGACGCCGTGTGGAGAAAATGATGGCTGTTAATACTGTTGCGAGATTTGAATCATTCTTGACTGCGCCGATGACTGCATCGGATACACAGATAGCGCTCCCTGCGGAGATTACGAACCTTCTAAACACCCAGCTTGGTGTCAACGACCATACCTACTTGAATATCTCAGACGCACTTGGGATTGAAACGGTGAAGTATGGTAAGGTGAATGGTTTGGTGTATGTAACACGTGGTCAAGATAAAACTGTTGCTCGTGCATGGCCGAAAGGAGCATGTGTCGAGAACTTCCCTACGTCCGCATTGATGCGTGACATGATTTGTTTGTTGTGTGATAACTGTAACTGCTAAGGAGGGCACATGCCTAAAGCAAGAGGGTTTCAAAACGTGGCCAAAGAGATTGCCAAGAAACAGAATATCTCAAAAGAAAGAGCTTCAGCAATACTTGCTGAGTCATCGCGTAATGCTTCAGAAGCGGCGAAACGGAGAAATCCACGGCTGCGCAGAGTTAAAGGATCGTAATATGGAAACTATTAAAAAAGTATTTGGCGTTATTGGTAGCGGCATCAAAGCTGGTGCTATCTGGGTTTGGAATCTTAACTGGTCGCGTATGACATGGTTGTGGGCGTTGCCGGTTATAGCAATTGTCCTTAGTTGTCTGTTGAGTGGGTGTAAAGAAACACTCATTCGTTTAGTTAATTTTATCTGGCTCGGCATCGGTGTCTTGTTAGCTTGGCTTGTCACTGGCGCAGCGTTTAATAGTAAGCGCGGAGCGGGAGTTGAGCGAATTAAGAAGGCGATGGAAGACGCAACGGGCGCAGGTCTGCTTATCCTTAGCCGGAGCATTGTGTTTGCTGTGTTAGTACTTGTCTTCGTTGGTATCGCGTATGTCGGTCGGTAAAGCTCTTTGGTGGAAGGGTGTAGCGTTATGTCTTTTCGTTCCTGTTGTGGGTGTTGCTGCACCTTTTCCACCGCCCGCTTGGGCACCGTACATCGACATGCTTATCATCGAGCAACGTCAAACGTGGCCAGACCATCCTGCTCCTACGGTACTGGCGTCACTTATCGAGACGGAGAGCAACTGGAACCCTGCCGCACGACGCAAAACCTCTACAGAGGAAGGTGCTGGTCTGGGCCAATTAACCCGAACGTGGAGAGCAGACGGTGCTGTTCGCTTCGACACCCTTAGCGACCTGACGACCAAGTTCCCGACGCTTGCGCCTCTCTCATGGCAGAACGTGTACCAACGACCAGACCTTCAGATCAAGGCCATTGTGCTCATGAGCAAAGACTGCTATCAGAGGATGATTGTTGACCCGCCAAGTGGTTTCGAAAACCGACTGGCGTTCTGTACAGCGGCCTATAACGGCGGTGAAGCAGGGGTTCGGCAAGAGCGACAACTATGCAAGATAACGACAGAGTGCAACCCGAACGCATGGTTTGGGCATGTCGAAAAGACTTGTATGAAGTCTCAAGCTATAGTGCCAGGAACGAAACGGACATTTTGCCAAGTCAATCGAGACCATGCCAGAAGCGTGATGATCGACAAGCGAGCAAAATATATCCCGCTGTTTGTGGTAGAGGAGGTGATCGAAGATGTGGTTCTTGAAATTGTGGACGTGGATACCGAGCAAATGGAAACTACCAGTAGCCCTCCTCAGTCTTGGTATACTCGTCTTTGGCAGTGGCTATTCAGGGTGGAAGCTCAATAACTGGTGGAACTCTAGCAAAGAGCTAACACGGCTAGAGAAAATAATTAAAGACCAGAAAGACCTATACGAAAAAGAACTTACCAGACAAGCAGAGAATGAGCGAGAGGTAATTAAGTATGTGGATCGTGTTCAATACATTCAAGGGAAAGAACGTGTCGTTGAGAAAGAGATTATCAAGTACGTCGTGTCTGATTCTCTTTGCGAGTCTCTTCCTGGGGCTTTCAGGCTGTGCCACGACATGTCCGCCGTGTCCATCGGTTCCACATGTGCCCCTACAGTTGATGGTTCCGCCCCCAGAGTTGAACTCGCTACCGCTGCCAGCACCATCAACGCCAACTACTCCAAATGCCATCAAATGAGAGAGCAGATTTTAGCATTGCAAGCATGGACTTGTAGAGACGGCTTAGTGAAGCCGGAAGATTACGACAAATATTGTAGGTAACCAAAGAGAAAATGCCCCCACCGGGGGCATTTTTAAATCTGGTCGGAGTGAAAGGATTTGAACCTCCGGCCACCCGCTCCCAAAGCGGGCGCTCTACCAGACTGAGCTACACTCCGAAAAATACCCGTGGCCGGAGCCACGGGAAACCACCGAGGAAACAGTGGGAAAGTAATATATTATCATAGTGCCTATATAGTATCAAAGTCTATTTAACGGCTTGTTGTGGTTTTGTATACTCGTATAACTGGTGGATTCTATTACTAACGGAAACACATGTGCCGTCAACCCAGAAAATGTCAATGCCTAAAAACCTATCTGGGCTACCTTTGCCTACGTCTTTAGGGGGCCGCAAAACATTTTCTGGGCATTCTGGACGTAAGTCTCGACCCAAAAATAAAACCTTTGGGTGTTGTCCGGTCAGGTCTTTGTACTCTTCGATCATACTTATAATCTTTTCAACACAATTCATGTCATCAACTCCCAATCATTTGCCAGCACATCCGACATATAAACTATGGGCGTCGGCATTCGCATACCGGCAGAGGGGATCGTCACAAACAGTTCCTTGCCGTCTCTAAGCTCGATATACATGCCGCTCTCGAATGTTGGCCGCCGTACCTTCTGACCTGCTTGAAGCATCTGTAACGCCCACCCAAAATTATTTGGTGGTTTCGCAGCGTCTGGCATCTCAATCGGCAGGCTAGTTGACATTTTGTTTCTCCTCTATAAGCTCCCAGTCGTTGGCAAAGACATGACACTCTGGTATTAGATCGACCATACACATGTACCCTTTGCGATGCAGCACCAACACAGCGTCTTGCATTTCATACCACATATCATCACGTTTCCAATACGCCCGCCGAACCTTTTGTCCGCTCCAAAGATACCGCAACGCCCATGTAAAATCGAACTTGGACATTGGTTCGCCGCAAGCTGTATCAACTATCTTTTGCGTCCGTTCCATATCTACTTCTCCTTTGGTTTCGCAATAAACCCCATTAGCGGGTTAATATGCCATGCTGGCTCTAGCCAATCTGGCGGTGGGGTAGTGACCCACTCTGGCTTTACGATAATCTCTCCCATGAGTTTATAGCCTAGAAGGATACGTAGGCAATACTTGGACTCACCCCACTGATGAACGAGATAAAACATCGGGGCTACCTGGCCATCGTCGAAAATAACATAGCGTCTCAGTACACCCGACTGCCCATACTTGCTTGGCCAATGGATCATTGCTTCACGATTGTTTGTGTACGGATCACCGCTGTCCACTACTTGGTACGTTCTGCCTTTGACAACAACGCCACCATAACGCATGGAGAAATTAAAGCAGGCATTACGGATAGCAAACCACTGGAACCGAGGCCACCAAGCAGCATGTGTTCCATTCGGATAGTGGCAAGTACGCCAACCCTCGTCACTATCTCCATCCTTATCGTTGCTCCATAACCAAGCCCATGACGGCAAATGCGTATCTTCTTTGCGCATGAATAAAACCGCCAAAGCGACCACAGGGATACCGATAATAGTCATTGGCAACACTGCTAACCAGTGGAAAAAACTCCTAGCGTACCCACAAAAAATTCTCCACCTTGTCATGGTGTCTCCTTAAACAGTTTTAGTTCTGTAGCTACATCATACTTAATGGCTTTGTGGATATTATCTATTCGTTCCTGTTCTTGTTTCATCAAGTGCTTCGCGTAGGCTTCAGATGTTTCTTTATCTTTGCACCATACAAATGCTGGCTCACCGTAAAAGGTTCCGACGTTACAAAGATCAGAAAGTAGAATTGTTTGGCTATCGTTCATTTCCGCCTACATGCGCCGCCGCTACACTCTTCCTTATATCGTGCGACCATAATTTTCGCTTGGTGGATAGCGTCTTCAAGTGGATGATGCCGCTGTAAATTTGGCGGCACGTCTACAAGAAACTCACGATTTGCTATCTCGGTGCGATAGCATCGGTTGTTTATAGGAATCCACGGAACCGGTATGCCCATCGTATCGTACGCAGCCTCTAAAATAACATTATCAAACCCAGCCCCATTTCCCCACACGTATAGTTGCTTCACATTTTCATCGGCTAACATCATTTCTTTTCCAATATAGTGATGAAAATCAAGGAGTGTACTATACAGAGACTCGCCGTCGTGTTCGCAATTAAGTCCAAACGCTTCGTCTCTCACCTCTACAGGTTGCTCCATCCACCACCGTAATGTAGCTTGACTTACCGTTCGCCCTTTCGCCAACTGCCCATCAATGTCAATTGGCCCAGAGTAATAACTATCTCCAAGCCCAAGATCATAATCGAAGAACACTGCGCCAATCGAAAGCACAACTGCCGACGGTCGCGTGTCAAGGGTCTCAATATCAATCATTAAATTTTTCATAGCGATTTATATCCTTTTCGGTCGATGAGCTGTAGCTGACACACACCACCAGAGTTCAAATCATACTTACACGCTGCGGCGATACCACTGCACACCATAACCTTGAGTTTTTCATGCTCAAAATCTGATCCATCCCACTTTTCTTTGTAGCATTCCCACTCTCTCTGACAACTATACATAGCTCCAAGTGCATAGGCCGCCCCCGACCCAATAGCAAATGGTTCCACTTCGACCACTTGTGCAACTGCCCCATCCCAATACGTAAGTACTACTCCGTCGTAGGGGTGTGCGAGAATAAAGTCACAAGGGTTTTCGTTCTTCTTTTCTGTATTAAGAAACGATCTAACATATTGGCTGGCAGTAGTCGCAATCTGCTTAAGAGAATCCTTTTTATATAGTTCTTGCCCCTCAACATATCGTCTGATTGACTGTCGAACCCTATCTATTGCGACTAATGACCCAGCGGCAGCCATCCATACCGGCCCAACCTGTTCAATCTTTGGGGCGTGTATAAACGGAAGCATATCATTATTTGTAGAACACCGCTGATCTGACCCGAGAACAATAAAATCTCGATGGGCAATACCTGCTATCGTAGTCATTTACTCTCTCCTATTTCTGGCGCTACGGCCCCCGCCGCGCCTTCAAGGGTATGGTGCATGAAACACTTAAGACTTTCGATATCACGGCTCATCTTATCCTGCTGCCGCCCAATATCATTGCTTCTCATTTGGTTCTTTTCATAACATGCGGCTAACCGTAACTCGAGTCTTGGCTCAAGACGATTCACTAAATCTTCCATATCAATGTCTGCGCTACTAGGATCAAATAATTGTTTGAACTCACGTACTGATAACTTAATCTTCATTTTCTATCCCCTCTCCAGGTTCTTTGATTAACATACCCGCCATATTTTTTGGCGTAGAAACTACAACACAGTCTGTTCTGCCGATGGTCATCGCAACTAATTCTTTCACCCCACGCCCAAGATCAACGTTGCTTCGAGCACGTAACAGCACACCAGCGGTTTCGAAGGCTTTGATTGTTTCATCGAAACTCATCCCATTCTGCCTACACCATTCCCGTAACGCAGAGCGCAAGATGTATGCGCGGTTTTTCTCTACTTCATATCGTACTTTCACCTGAGCGCCAGCGGATGGCAGCTTCAACACAGTGACCGGTGCCAGCAACGGATCGCCGTCTTTAGTAGCGGTAACTGCCTTGCCAACCGCTACTGTGCCAGGTGCCATCGCGGCAAGAATATCTCCGAGAACAGACGAAGGATTAACTTTACTATCTCGCATTGTCTTGCGGCTGCGCGGAACTATCGTCGCCAATACCCACTCTTCGATACGGCCAACGTCATAGGTGTGCAGACCAATAGCCTTCGACAACCGTGCGCCAACAAAGATAGCGGACAGCGCGGACAACCAAAACCGTTCTGCTTGTGTGCCTTTAACTAGTTGCGCAAGACGCATGTATTCTTTCTCAAGGATACTTTTCAACTGGTGCTGATTCATCACTAGTGCTTTAGCAAACTCGATTCCGGCCACACCATAGTTCTCGTTGACCAGATCAAGTTTTTCTTTCGTTCTGATCCAATCTTGGTTGCCTGCCTCAATGTTAAGGTCTGGCACATCAATCTCAAGCAAGCGAGTAATACGACTTGTGCCATCACCAGCGCGTTCCGCTTGCGCTACTTTGTCTCGTATCGCTTTATTGGATGACGACAAGATCAAAGTGCGCCAGTCCCCACTACTCTGTATGCTTCCGTCGCCACGTCCTCGTCTACGTTCGTTACCGCCTTCGATACTTAACAAGATAGAGCCGACCTTTTCTGCTGGCAATTCGGTTATTTCTTCAACGATGGCGGGCAAACTATGCAGTTGAACGAACGTGGTCATCATCGACGTATACGTGTCGCCCGAATCTGAGCCGACGTTATGGAGCATGAACTTATCTGGGTTCCCCCATACCGACGCCGCTACCTTCTGACATGCACTCTTACCCTGGCCAGACGCAGGATTATACAAGTTAATCATTAGCCCACGATGGGCGGTGAACTTCATCAGCGGGGCACCAAACGCAGTCAACGCGCCGAACGCAAAGTGTTCCATCCCTGGCGCAGCAAAAACATTAAAGGCGTCTTTCCACTTTTCAAGGTCGCCGACTTGGTGTATCGACTTAATAATTTCTGAGAAACCTACTTTCTTCGCAACGTGTGCTGGCGTTTCAACAAGCTGCCCATTGTCTAGTCGGAAGAGCCGCTTGCCCACCAAAAAAGTGTTGTCTTCGCTCCAACCAAAATGCTCGTAGGCTTGGAACTCAGGGTGTGTTGCTTTTACTTGCGCGATGTATGCTCTCATATATGTAGCCATTACTGTGTAGTGCGTTTGATCGACAATGTTGACACCGGCAGTCCCCAACTCTTTAATTAACGAACCTTGATCATGAAAAATTGCACCTGCAATCATCACAGTATTGCGCTTACCTTTAGCGTCAATAACTTCCACCCAATAATACTGCTCCTTATTACCAAGCGTATTGATCTCATAGGTGATGGCAACCGGTATGACCGCTTGCGGACAAATATATGTGCTCTTCTGTTCCCATGTCTCGACACCGCCAACATCCTTTTTCACATTCTGTAGATACACTACACCAACAGGCTGTTCTGCGGTAGCTTGCTGCGGCGTCACGCAGATAAATTTGCGGTGTGAAATAGCATCTGTTACTATCGTTGGCGTTTTCGTTTCTGTTGGAAAAAGAAATTCCGTACCTGCAAGCTGTATCGGTACTTGCGTTGGTATAGTCGTCTCCACCACGGCTGCGTGGGTAGTTGCTGAGTTCTCCAACGCCGACGGTTGTGCATGTAAAACGTGTCCAGCGACCCCGAGCGTAATAGGCGACGATATTCTTCCAAGCGACGCGCATCCGACGCAGAGCTCAGGAACGAGGGAGGAAAATGTCGAACATAGCATCGGCATTCCTTCGCCCTGTTGTTGAGCAAGCGTATTGAGCTTCTGTTCGGTCTTTGTATAGTCATATTGTGTCTCGTCAAGTTTCGATAACTCATGGCACCACTCCCGACCATCTTCGCAGAGGCGTATAACCGACAGCATGCCCCGCCATACGGGTTCGGAACCAAATGGAGCCTTGCGAATCTGCTTGCAGCCTTTGTAGATCAACTCCGCGTTCTTTGGTTGTGGTGGGAACGTTGTCACAGGTAGCAACGGGAAGTCAGCTACATCTGCTGGTGGTGTATCAAGCAACGTTGTCTTTGGTGCATTCGGCCTTGCTTCATAAGATGCTACTAAATACGTAAACAACTCCTCGTCAGTCTGCTCATCATGGTCTTCCAAGATCGCTTTGACTTCACGCGGATAGTTCGGGTCTTTGTAGTTAAACGTACCGACCGGACGCAGCACTCGAGCAGCATCAGTTGTACACTGTGGGTCGGTCTTTAAGCCATACGATATAGCTATACGCTTAAGTATTTCCGCCTTTGGCCTCCACTCCTCTAGTGTGTACTCATGCTCCAACGGCCAGTAGAGATGGAACCCGTTCCCGCTATTGACAATTATCGGCGTGGGCAACTTAGCATCGGTCAAGAACTCAATAATTGCGTCTCGTGCTTCTTCGCGTGTCTGATAATCCTTCAGCTTCGTGCTAACGTCAACGTCAAGCCACAAGCAACGAAGCATGTCTACGTTCGCTTGTGTACGCCGAAAGTAAGTCCCTTTATTGTCAGTCGTTTCTTTCTCTTTGAACGACCCCATCGCCATCCATACATCCGCACGCATTGTCGAGACATTTTGCACAGCCTTTGTTAAATCTTCGAGCGTAGCATACGGATCGTTTTGAAATGTCTCCGCACCATCTCGCTTTCGGATTCTCCGGCGCGACGCGCAGTACCACCCTGACGATGGTAGTATTTTTCGGAGAAATGTCAGAGTGTTCATAGTAGCCCAACGTAGCCATAACAAGAGGTGGGGAAGGGAGGGCGGCGGCTACGACCGCCCTCCCCAAACAAGGAGCTACCCTGTTTGCCCATTAAGCATCAAACGCTGCGCCAGCTAGAGCTTTCAACTTGTCTTCTACATTAGTTGCGCCAGGGGTTGCTGGCCTTGCTGATGCAGTAATTGGTGACGACACAGGCGGAGCAACAGGGGGTGCAGAAGATGCGGCGGGCACGTCTTTCCATTTTCCCGTTTTTAGCTCCGCCGTTACAGCCGTCAGCACTGCTTTATCTACCCCTCGCAATATCCGCCACGTCCCATTAGCATTCTTGTTACGAGATGATGAGTGGATACGAGCATCCCACGGCATGCCTTCTACGTCAAGCTCTCCTTTTGCGGCACTTGGAATTGCTGGTGCCGGTGCTGGTGTCGCAGCCACCGCAGGGTATGACTCGGTGATATACTTCTCAACCATCTGGTCAGTCACCTGCGGGTTCTCTGCCCACTCCCGAACGTTATCGGGGATACGAGCGTCTGCAAGCCAGCGTTCGACTTTCTCTTCAAAACTCTCTGCTGACGTCAGGGGAGCTACTTGCGCTACCGGAGGTGGCGGAGGGGCTACAGGCTCCGTAAACGACGGAGCAATGGCAGCTACAGACGCGGGGGCAGGCTGGACAGGCACCGGAGCGGGCTGCGTTGCTTGTGGAATCGCTGGCGTAGCCGGAAGAGTGGTTTGCGTTGGTGCTGGCGCATCTTTGTTCCGGTCGTCCATTGCCGATGCTACTGACATCTCGATCAGGTCAGTTACCGCTTTGCTCTTAGCCAAGTCACGAATCTTCATCAGGAATTGCGGAGGCACGTAGCCAACAGGCTGGAATCTAAGCGCCGGAGTGCTGCTATTCGGCGCGAATGACAGCCTGGTCACAACCGTCAGCGGCGAGACGCCGTTCGGCGCATCTTGTCTTGGCTGTGCCAAGAACTGTGTATAGCTAAGATGGTCTTTCGCCTTTGCTCTGCGGAGCGGGAAGATGTTGTTAGCCATATCTGATTGGTCAGCGAATAGTCCTTGTCCAGACACATCAAGCACAAAGGGCGTCAGCGATGGGTCGGCAGCCAACGCGACAACCAGCCGTTGGCGATACTGACAGCCTTTATAATCGCCGCCACCATGAGCACTGCCCCTAGTGTTTTTGTAGCACTGTTGGCACGATGGTGTATGTGACTGAGGATTCGCAACATCGCAAGGCCGTTGCTCCAATGGCGCATCTGGTGTATTGCCATCCGCCGACCAGCATTGCGGGCGCGTCTTCTGACCTTCTACATACGGCGTGTCTCCAAACCACAGGCGGCCAACATTCGGTGCCCACCCAAGAATAATTACATCAAGCGTAAATGCGTTAACCAGTACTTCAGGCTCGCCAGCTTTGACGATGCGGAACCGAGAATTCTTTGTCCCGATCCTATTAAACATTACTCCTTCGGATGCGAATTGCGGAAGCTCATTATTCATCTGAGCAATCAGCGCCATTTGCTTTGCGTCCATCGGCGCGCCGAATGGGATAATAGCCATCATTTGGTTTGGAGACATGTCAGGCTCTCCACTTTGGTTATAGACAGTGTTCATTGTTTAGCTCCTTGTTTACTTGTTGGTACGTCTTACTTGGATCGAATGTTTCGGAGTGACGTTAATCCCTGGAGGGAGATTCACATGCGGCACTCCTTCCTCATCAATAATTGGGTTCTCCAGGAACGTTACTATCGGCTCTTTCGACACTCGTTTGTGAAGCATCGAGAAAACTTCAAGATGGTATTCACCAGCGGCCTCTTTTCTCTTTGCCTCTTGATACATGTACTCCCAGAACCGCGGCCAGTCAGCACATCCGATGTTGAAGTCTGGCTTGCGCGTGACTGTACCGAGGTCAGTACGGAAGTTCTTTAAGTCCTCTTGCCCCATCTGCACGTTAAGCGCATCCGAGACAATAGAAATAACTTTCTCAAATTTTGACGCTATCTCTGCCGCTTCGTCCTTAGCATCTCGTGCTTCAAGATATAAGGCGACAAGCTCTTGCTTTGAGATTCCTTCGAGATTTGTTTTGCCGTCGAGCAACGCCTCAAAGAATACATGATACTGTTCGTTCATGGCCGTTTCCTCAGTTAGTGATCTTAACGGGGATTTTATAATCCCTCTGCCTTAACTATACCACACTCTTTAATTTTCGTTCTTTGATCCATGTCAAAATTCCTCCATGACAAGTTGTTCAAATTGCTTCACCGTCATCTCATTGACATCAGCCCCTTCCTTTATCTTGGCAAACCCATGCCGTTCGAACGGGGAAGAGAGTAGGTGTACAATAGCTGGCGACTTAGATTTCTGAACCGATGAGTTAATACGTTCGATCGCTTGTTGGTACAAGAATGCGCCAGACTGCGGCGGCCCCCAGAACACAATGGTGTCTGCAATCGCCAGCTCCAACCCATATGCTGTAGTCTTTACATGCGCTATTAAAATTTGTGGGGTGGCGCTATGTTGGAACGCATTAAAAATCCTGTCCCTTTTGTGGCCAGTGACTGTGCCATCAACACGGGCAACAGTGTACTTCTTTTTCAATAGTGCATCTTCTAGCAACCGCATTGGCGCTTTATACGGCACAAAAATAATAACTTTCGATTCACTTGCTGCGATACACTGCTCTTCCAGCACCTTCAAACGTGGGGCGATGTCCAAGTACACGGGGTTCGTGTCGTCTGCGTTCACCGCGCCAGAACAAATCTGTCTGATTTTCAATGCTCGTATGGCCGCCGTATCCGCAGTAATTTTTCCTTGCTGCACTTGCGCTATTGAGTCTCGTTTAATTTCTTCGTACAACTTGCGTTGTTCTTTCGATAGCTCTGCCTCATACGTGAGAAGTTGCAGTTGTGGAAGATCAAATACATCAGCTTTCGCATACCGAATCGCTGGAGCCATTGCTTTGCTCACGTAAATATCCGCGTTCGGTCTTGGCTTATACTGCTTAAACGCGGGGTTCCCATACTGATACATGGTCAAGTCGCGCCACGCTGTTTTATACTTGGGGACATTCTCTGGCTTGGTAAGTTTTACTTGGCCATAAATGTCCAACGGATCACCAGGAGTTCCGGTCATTTGCACAACGTACTCACATGGGCGAACAATTTCTTCCGTAGCTTTCCACAAGTCTGTAGTGTGGTTTGCGTAGTCTCTACTCTCATCCAAGATAATCGCGTTGATACGGCCAGATTTTGTAGCAGTGACAAGCTCGTTCTTAATCACCTTGAGACCGTCAGGGTTGATTACAAACACATCATAATTCATAGACAATAGCTTCTGTCTCGTTGCCTTGTCGCCACGAAGAATAGCAACGCTTTTATTGATAAAGAGACTGTTCCACGCCGACGCCCACACAGAATGCAAGCATGAGTTCGGCGCGACAATCAGAATGCCTTTGACTAGCTTCTCCTCAATCAAATAGCCAAGCGCCCAAATCGCACTATTTGTCTTTCCCATACGTGGTGGGTGCAGCACAAAGCATCGAGGGTTTACTGTAATAAACGCAGCGGTCTTGTCTTGATGCTTCCAGGGCGGGCTAATACCATCTTTCAACGGCTTGTTTTCATAGTACCACCAGTAAGGCTCAAGCCCTTCAATATTCATACCGATGTTTTGCAGCAGCCTAATTACAGTTGTTGTATGGGGCGCGAACAACAGCGGCACCCCATCATGAGCTATCACCATAGACTCAGGGATCATCTTTTGCATCGCTATAGGGTCACGCACCTTGAGCACAAGGCAACGTTTTTCAGGGATTACAAAGGCCATTATAAATACCTGTAAAACGACGGGGCGTCCGCAAGCCGTGCTTCTAAATGGTCTATAGCTAAATTAAAAAAAGCGTCTCTAAATACTTCTAAGTTAGAAAAAGCGTCTCTAAATACTTCTAAGTTATCAGCATCTACTACAATTGCAATTGCCCGCGCTCGATCACAACGACGTAACCAGCATTTCTGTAGTTCTGTTGGCATGTCTTTTTCTGTTGCTTTCGTCTCGATAAATAACGCCAGACCACAAGGCATGACCCCAACAAAATCACTTACGCCAGCCTTGCCAAGCCCAGTGTTCACAGGCATGAAATATACTATGCCTAACTCGTCAAGAACCTTCTTGACTTGTTTCTTCACTTTGCCTTCTGGTGTTGTCGACATTTATGTGCCACCGTCCTTTCATAAATCCTAATGGGTCGTCCCACATTTGTTTTAACCGTTGATATGTTGCTTCTGCTTCCGCCTCGTACAAGCGGTCTAACATTTCATCTATCTCATGGGGCATTTTCTTTTATCTTCCGTTGGTCTTCCCAAACTTTACGTAGCCTCTTCGCTTCTTTCAGTTCTCTATGTCTCATACCCGCGGAGTCTTTATGCTGTAGCCACATCTGAAGATCGGCCATTTCTTCTTCGAGTTTGGCAACTCGTGCCATCAGTCCTTTGATCAGTCCTTTGTCCTCATCCATTTTCTTCCCCTCTCTTCGGTTTCCAGAACGGACATACTTTATTCGGGCACCACCCACGACACAAGCCGTTCGGATTCGGCGGGTACTTCTCTTCAATCTGCGCTAATTTGTATCGTGCGAACTCTTGCCGCAACTGGTGGAACCGTCGCTCAGTTACTTCACTACCACGAACATGTTTGCCATCAATCAGCTCGTTGTGTTGCACGAACACGAAGGCAGTTTTTACTGTTTTTACTTCTGGATAGTTAGCCATGAGGATGAATGAAGCCAAGTCTAATTGTTGTGGGTTCTCCTTCACCTTCCCGAACTTCCAGTCAATTACGATAGCCTCGGCATCACGGATAATCACCACGTCAAATTTCCCATGCACCCATTTACGATCCCACTCATTATATAGACACGGCTGCTCATTAGCGTCAAGCGCCATGCCTGCTTCAACTAGCACTGTAGCAGGATGTTTGCCTATTTCCTTGACTGTCTCCATTAACGCCGTCACATACTGGAATTCAGAAGGGAGCTCTTTCTTCCCTAACAACCCCAACTCAATAGCCTTGTGGCCTCGGTTCCCAAAGCGTAATGCCTCCGTCTCTTCCTCGACAACACTCTTCTCGATGTATTTCTTCTGAAACCAAAGAGGGCATGTCTGGAAGAGGCTTAATGATGTGTGTGATACTGGGATCAATTTACGCCTCTCTTTCGTAGATGCTAATAACGGGTAAAACAATAATGGTGTTGCAAAGAAGTCTCTACGTTTCATAACTTTTCAAATACCAAAAAATATGAATGAAAAATCCGTGCGTGTTTTTGTTTCTTTGGAACCGTCTGAGTTTTAGTAGGTGGTATAGGCATACGATTTTTCGCAACGAGAATAAACAAGTCTTTCAATCTAAAGCCTCTATCCTCTGCCCACCGAATCACGTTCACATGTGTACAGTGCATCTTGTGGTTGTGGATAATATCTTGACACTTGAAAACCAAAACCCCCTTGCGACACAATACCCTGTGACACTCATCTAATGTATCTTGGTAGTGCTTTTTCAACTCTTCGTATGTATAGTACCCGCCAAACCGTGACGCCATTATGTGTTTGCCATCTGCATGGTTTCTAGCATTCTTCACGTAAGTAAGAAATGGCGGATCAAACATTACGCTGGTAAACGTCTCATTAGCGATTGGAAGTGTAGTAGAGCAGGCTTTTACAATGCCTTCGCATTGTGGATCAATATCAAAACGATATGACGGTTCCCATCCAAAGTCTTTATAAAGCCCACCATTGCCGTAAGTTATGTCTGCAACGATATTATCATTACAGTGTAGGGACAATAATCCGCGCAGCAGTTCGCTTTGGTTTTCGTATATACTTTTAATCATATTGCAATTCTCCGCAGGCGACTAAGATCATCATAGAATCGACCCGAAGATAAAGAACATCAACAAGGTGACAACGGCACATATACTGCCCCACAACCACAACCCAGCGAAAAAACATGTTAACGAAAGCAGAGCTGCCGAAACAGCGCCGCAAAATAAAATCGCAAATACTACAAGGTATAGCCCACGTCGCCAATTAAAGTTGTTCATAACACCCTCTCACTCTTTCCGTAACTTTGGCCGGCCTCGACTTCGCAGGCAAGTGGTAGTCCTTGCGCCCATTCTGGCGCTGTCACCATGCAGTCGTGCATGTATTGCGCGGCTACCATCTTCTCGGCTTCGTCACAAATAGTCCACCATTCATCGTGTACATTCATCCTGATAGGATACCGCTTGTTGATTAGCCTTGCTTGAAACTTAAGCAACGAAAACGATACCGCTTGGATTAAATTCTCTGTCAACCGCCCACCATAGATAGCTGTTTTCTTTTTCTGCTTGCCTTCGGCGCGGTCATAAACAAATGCATCTTTCTCTTGACCGTCAACAGTGATTGTATCTTGCCGGAGATTATAATAGTTAAGCCACAGCCCGTCAGGCAACATGATACCTGGTACGACCTCGTGCGTATCCCAGGGGCGACGGTCGCCATCATAGTAAAACATCTGTCCGCTTGCGCCACCGAACCAGCCCTGGCCACCCTGCATCATGTGCACTAAGATGTCTCCGCACATGTTCCATAACGCCACTACTAATGGATGTGTCTGCCGATAGGTATTAACACCTAGTTCTGCCTGCTCTTCGGTGAGGGCAACGCCGTAAGTGTTAAGTGCGGCAGACTTAAACTTTTTCTTGCCCATCTGATACCCGCACCCAAGTACAGTCGCTTTGCCTGTTGCCCGCATCCATTTGCCTTGTTCGTCGCCTGCTTTGTTTAGGCGAAGAATCTCATCCGCTGGCACGTTAAACATATACGAAGCCATCACGGAATAAGGGTCTAACTTCTGCCGGAAAATCTCTAAAGCGCTCTCTTGTCGCGCCACGTAGTTGAGCATTCGACATTCGATCTGCGATGAGTCAGCAGACAAAATAATCTTGCCTTCCGGCACTTTGATCGCGTCTCGTAACGCTGTGCTCTGCCCTTTGATTCTGCCAGAGGGAAGATTTTGAAGGTTTATTTTATCACTACCCCCAAGCCTATGCGTATGCGCACCAGAGACACGCAACGGAATCCCTATCGGGTTATAATGAGACAATGCTATGAACCGCTCTAAGCGGCTCTCTTCAATGGTTGACTTAACTCCTAGCCTCGCACTTGCTAACGCCGCCACTGCCTCGTTGTTCGATTCGGTAAGTTCTCTCATCCCCTCGTCAGTCTTAGCAAACGCGACCGCAATCTTCTGAGTCTTAGCCGAACGCTTAGTCGGGATTTCAAACTCCGTTCCTCCTGGAAGTGACTTAAGATAGTTTTGATACGCGCTCTCATCAGCAAAATATTCTAAAGGCAAATGTCCACCATAACACTCAAGAATCTGCGTGAACTTATCATTCGACATCAGTGTAGCTTTCAACGTGTCTTCATCGCCGACAACGCCAATTGCGTTCATCGCTTCCTGCAATACTTTTTGCTTCTTTGCACGTACTCGTTCAAGGTCTTGTTGTAATAACACCCCGTCAAAAATAAACTGCCGATCAATGAACATTTTTACAACACGATCCTGCCACCACAACTCAGCTTCTGGAATCTTTGGAAAGAAATAATCAAACAGCGCTTTGCAAATTACTGTATCAGTAACACAATACCTACCGTAGGCCGCAAGCTCTTCCGGCGAAAAGTCTTGCCGCCGTTTGCCAAACGCCTTGATAACCTCGTCGCCTTTGAGCGGGGTGTTCCAACCAAGTCGCGCCATGAAGTCTCCACCAGCCATAAGACTAGCTCCTTCATAATGCGCTGCACCTGTACATTGCATCATCGCCATCGTATCAACATAGGCTCTAGGGCGACGCCCATAACGCCAGGCTAAAATAGCCCCATCAAATTTGACATTGTGTGAAACTAAAATAGCATTGTCCCACCATTCTTGTGGTGGCAGTGCGCTCATATCAGTATGCCATTGTGGGCACATGTCAAATACACCTATAGCGTAACCGATAACCTCGAACCGTGGATCGAGCACGTACTCTTGCGTTGTCATGTTAGACAGCGTGTAGTCACCGGCGTAATAGGTCTCAAAGTCAAGGAATACAGTTTTCATTTTCTATACTCCTTCGGGTCAAACTCGCCTTCCTCAGCGATCAGCGCGGCGAGATCAAGTGCAATGGCTCGGGCGAGTTGGTTTTTTTCAGTTGTTGAGGCTAGAAGCTGCTCTTTACCAAAAACAATGTGAAACAGATCGTGATAAATAGCGCGAAAGAAAGTCAGGTCATTTGCCTCCGCAATCGCCGTATGACAATATAAACAATAGCCACTTTCGATAAGTTGCGCAGCGCACCTAAATACGTTCGGGTTAAGCATTAGTTTCATGGAATTCTTCCATATATAAAACGTGCATGCGGTTAGTGTGTGCGGTTCACAAAACTGTAATGGTTTTTTCATCTTCGCAATTAGTTTACGGCATTCATGGCAAAATTTAGCTGTTTTAGTAACGCACTTAAATGGTGTTTTGCAACGTACACATTCTTTTTGATACATTTGATACCTCACCACCCCCACACGAACTTACATACATATGCAAAGATTGCGCACTTACCTATAAAGAAAAGTACACATATAAAATCGTGAATCGCGTCATGTATAAGGTTATTAAAGTTCATTTAGTCACCTCAATATTTGTCAGCCGCCTCTATCGAATCTTTTGTTGCTTTGATGAGCGCCTTAGCGTGGGCTTTGGCAGCTTCTTCTGTTCGGTGGTACATGCCATTTTCTATATCTATATCGTGAATACGCTCATAAACATAATTCTGAATTGAAACCGCCGTCCCACCTCTAGAAAGTATCGGAGTATAAAAATGTCCACCATGCTCCGGAATATCCATCAGCGGCATCGGCACTTCAATACCTGCGATGGTCATTGTGCGCGGCGCTTCTGGCTTACGACGGTAATCGTGCAAATCATACCACATCGGTGAGCCACTACAGTCCAACCACTGGTGTTCTTTAGCTCTGTACTCCCACCGCCTCCACGGCTTATCCGTCTCGGCAGCATCGTTCGCATACAGCGCCATCAAGTGTGCGTGTTTGTGTGCTGTCATACATTTTTCTCCTTTTCATTTACACATCTCGCTATGTCCACACTGTTTACATTTCCAACAACCACATATTTTACCTCTACCTGTTGGCGACATAGTTACAACTTCGCCACCTATAAAATCTGGCCTGCCACCTATCTCTTCCCGAATATACACGCCACGCTTCATGGTGCCCCCACACTCAGGACAAATGCCCGCATGATGCTGCTTAAGATAGTCAGGTTTAATGGTTGTATCCATTTAGTCTTCTGCCTCTTCATAACAGTCACGGCACTGGTAATTTTTATTGCGGTATTTCTTCCGGCCTTTGATGGGTTTCTTTTTTCGGCATACTGCGCAAACAAACTTATCAAACTCCACCCATTCTTTCATACTGCCCATCACCTCTTGGTGTGGATTAGGCGCATGTAATATACTAGGTTCTCGTTTAATGAGTTCGCTTTGTCGTTTTGCTTGTGTGTTCCTGGCGTAGTCCATCACATCCCATTCCTGTCTAGTTGTATCGCTTTTCGCCCGCGTCTATGTACAACCTCTTTGCCGTCGTTGTACGCATAGATATCTGTTAGCCACCGCTGGACGTACTCACATTCGATCAGGCGTAGCACACCAGTACCCGCCAACCTCGCTTTAAGTTCCTGCAACCCATCGCGCTTAGCTTCGTCTCTAGACTCCGCCGGTCTCCGACAATGGACAACGCCATCAGTGTCAAGCACTTCGAATTTGTAAAACATCTTTCACGACCGCTTTAATTACATCATCAGGCGTGTTCCCGATCTTGCTAAATAATGCTTTCGCAAAATCACGAGTAACTACCATATGTGTAGTGTTGCATTGCGGGCAGTAGAGCCACACCCTGCATCTATTTTTGCTGTCCACATGTTTCTGCGCCTTGTTGTCCCAAGTCAGGCCATAATCAATCTTGCTTGCCGCCATCTTTGCCCCATCGACAGGGCAGTAAAGCGAAACGAGGTTATGTTTCATCTCCACATCTCCTTTGGGGGGATAGCTGCTCCCCCCTTTAACTTACACTCAAGCCACTGACCATCGCGCCACAAAGCGCCCGTTTTTTCCCATAACCATATCCGTGCGAATCTTCATGCCTTGCTTTTTCAGATTTGATACAATAGTTGATGGCGACTTGATCCCTTTAGCTTTTGCCGCGTCACTTGTAACCCCACCACGTGCTTTCAACAAATCACGTAATACTTGCGTTTGTGTAGTGGCTTTAGGCACTGCTTTCTTTGCTGCTTTTTTCGCTGTCATATGCACTCCTCTATTAAGTCTGTTGCGTTTACTAATTTCACCACACTGCCATCTAATGCGCGTCTTTCCGCGCTGTCACCACTGAGTTCCCATGTCCTGGGCGTGTGGTTCGCCTCATGACCCAAAAGCTAATTACTCTTCGTCTATCATGTCCTCAGCCATCTGGTCACGCTCTTGATCAGCTCGAAACTCACGTGTTTCTACATCGCGCTCAAACTTCTCCCAACGTTCCCATTCATCTGCTTCGTGGTATGGCCATCCTTCAGGCATTGTAGTCTCCTATCCTCGGTGTAATTACTATGTCAATATCAATTGAAACAACTGCATCCTGTACGCTATTGTCAAATATAATCTTAGTAATGTCGTCTGCCGCATCTAACAACGCCTTATGTGCGTCTTGTTTCGTCATCGTTATCTGATAGTTCACGGTACTGCGTTTACCATACAACTTTTCTGCTAGTTTGTGTAGCATGATATCTCCTCGGTTGCGGTTTTATTATACGGCGGTGCTGCCAGCCACTGTTTGATCTACGTCAAACTTTTGTATTTTAGTATGGGTTCTTGCGCACTTGCGGCCATAAGTTATGGGCATGTAGTATTGCCACATCATCGCCATCAAACCATACCAAGTGTTGCTTGGCCTTACGTGCGATATGCGCGGCTTTTTCACGGTCAACATACGTACCCCGTGATGTCAAGAACCCACGCTCTGCCATGCTGTCTATAACATTAAACGGCACACCCATACCGTCGGCCAGCTTCTCTATAATCTCTTCGTGGTCATAGCCTGCACCACAAGTCACATACACATCACTACACCATACTGCCGGTGCGACAATTTTATTTTTCATACCTCTCTCCAAGAGGGCGGGTTGCCCCGCCCAAGTGTCACATTAAGCTACGTTCGTATTCGCTTGCGACTGTGTCAGATTGTTAGAGCCCGTCATCGTTCCCAGGTTTACCGTCCGGTTCACTGCTGGCGCGTAGTTAGTCTGGTTTACCAGACCGGCCAGCGCATGCTTCAGAAAACGAGTTTCATCTACCAGCGTTTGGAACTGCAACTGCTGTTGCTGCTGTGCCTGGGCTTGCGCCATCGAGTTAGCAATGTTGATCTCAATACCCTTTGCCCGCTCAATCTCACGATCTTCACGGCTACGGATACGCAATTCATTTAACTCGTCTTGCACTGCCGCCAACTGCTGCTCTGCCAGCTTGTTGAGAATGGCACACTTGGCCTCACCAATCTCACCTTTAACCGAGCAGAACTGTTGATCCATACTAGACTGGATATGAAACAGCTTCTCATTGATGTTAGCGCCGGTAGCTACAGTTACAGCATTGATGTCGCAAGTGTCCTTAGCCTGCTCACGTCTAGCGTCAGCGATTTCTTTCTGGATGAAGTCTTGCTTATGTTGGACTTCCTCCATACCACATGCTTTTACTTCCGGCATACAACACCCATGCCCGCCGTGATGTCCACCATCATGTCCGCCATGATGGCCAAACCCACCAAAGCCGCCACGACCAAGCAGGGCAAGAGCGGCAAGCATACCGAACCCGCCGCCCAAACCCATATCGCCATAACCATATCCACCACGTCCACCAACTTCAATAATCTTGTCGCTCATTTGCTTCTTACCTTTTCTATAATGCTTACCATGTTTAATGCCCTTCTCGAACCCATGCAACCATATGTGATGGTTGCTCCCTTGATGTCCACCGTTATGTCGGTATCTCTCGTTATGGTGTTCGTTGTTGGGACTAGCATGGTTATTGTCAGAGTTCGTTTCGACAATCCTTACTCCGGCTGTCGCTGGTGCTCTGCCCAAACCATGTACTGCTGTCTCCATAGACACTACTCCTTACTATCCATTCCTGTCATGGCTTGGGCAGCATAGCAACATCAAATAACAAAAGCAATGGCTCAAATACTTATTTTTTATCCCCTATACACTGTGCCATAGTTACATCAATAGCTCCGAAAACATTACTTAAATGCGCCAACTCTTCGTTGTCTTTTGCGATGTGGTACATAAAATCAAGAGCAATTAACCGCTCTAACTGATGGTCACACCATTCTTTATCGACCTCTTTAATTTTGTGAGGGTTACTTGTGCCAAACCAATAATCGGGTTCGCACAGGGCGTCTATGTCATGCTCCCAATCTATATTAAAATAACTCCGAAACGTATTAGTCGCTTCGCTATAGACATACGGGCTACCGGCAATAGCATCTATTGCCAAGCAGCAACACAGCGCGTCTCTGGGGTTGGCAATAATACGCTCTGGACATGTCGGTCTCCAGCCATCAATAACCGCCTCACTGTTGCGCTGTAACAACTGCGCGGCCAATCTATAGATATCACTATCTTTCATCACGTCCCCGCTTTCAGCCTGTCCATCGCAAAAAGCTCTGGCACTTGAAAAAGCTCGCCATTAACGACTTGCCCGTATAGTTTATAACTGTTAAGCCCTCCAGCCTGGCCATAACATACGATGTCGCCTTCTTCCGCATCTATCTCCACTGTATGGCCTACTGTTCGCCCATAGGCGAACGTCCGGTCGTTGAGGCAACGCCTAGCAAACGGCTTACCTTTTGTTTTAGTCTGGCAGTGTTCGCCAAAATGTATAACAATTCGTTGCATGATACTCTCCTTCTCTCCTTCTCTCCTTCTCTCCTTCTCTCCTTCTCTCCTTCTCTCCTTCTCTCCTTCTCTCCTTCTCTCCTTCTCTCCTTCTCTCCTTCTCTCCTTCTCGCTTGTCGCGTTTTAATCGTCCAGGTCGTCAGCATCTGGTATAGCGACGACAAAATGCCCGCATACGTCTATACCTTCCCAGGGCTTAAGACTATCTAAGTCTTGGCAATCACGGTAT